TTACCGACCGGTCACGGAGACGGCCCTAGGGGTAACCCCCCTACCCCCTCTGAGCAGGCACGATGCGACGCACAGCAAACATCATGCACCACGGGCCCACGGCTCGCACCACGGCACAGCAGCGCGCCAGGAGACGCGAGCACGAGCACCCACCCGCACCCACATAGGCACGCTCACCAGCGCATACGCGCTGACAGCAGCACCACGAGGCACGCGTGACCAGCACACAGCACGTGTGTGCCCTCACCTAGCAGCCGCACAAGCTGCTCATCCTGTGCTCGATGCAGGGCACTGGGACGACCGGAGAGTGACCAGCACCGACAGGGCCCCCGCCACGGCCCGGACCACGGGCCCACAGCGGCCCCCACGGGCCGTATCCGCACGTCGGCCTAGGTTGCCGGCTACCCACCTACCGGAGCAGTAGTGAGCAGCCTGTGCACGGCACTGGGGAGGGTCTGCCGTGGGCCGTAGACCGCCCTTGACACCCACCCAAAACCTCCGCTGACCTGCGAATTTGACACCCACCCGACGCCTAGGGCATACTGGTGTCACCGCAGCAGCAAGGCGGTAGGCGGCAGGTCTCGCCGGTACCGGTGAAAATCCGGGGGTTGACACCCACCCGCACCAGCGGGTAGGTTGGAAACCAGCAGGAACGGGACACCAACTAGGGGCCCGCACTTGACACCCACTCCGGTGGGTGGTAGAGTGAGAATCACAACAGCACAGAGTCGAGCGTCATCCCGGGTAGTCCAAAAGCCAGCGGACTAGCGAGCGCACAGAGCCAATTGCAAAACGGCCCGGGCTTGACACCCACTCGACCGAGTGCTAGAGTGAGAATCACACAAGCAACACCGAACATTGAGAACTAAATAGTGGCGCGGGCCCGAAATGGGTCGGCGGTGAGTATGGCGGATGTGGACGATCCCCCGCGTACTTCGCACACCGTCAGGATTCGCTCGATATGATATTCGAGCCGGTCGACTGAGCTTTTGGAGGCAGTCGGACGTGAGTTTCGTAATCAGACAAGCGATAATCCGATTAGCCAATTGGACTGAGTTCGACATGTGTGTTCTCAGGTTTGATTCCTGAGCTTTGGCTAAGGCTAGGCAAGGTTGGGCGCGAGAAATGACTTCGTCGCCGGCAGTTCGACTCTGCCCCTATGCCACTCCTGTATCTACCTGAGCTTTGATCCACGATTGGAGACAGACATGGCAGTTTTCGCTGAGCACCGTGAGGTGCGAGTCACCGCTCGCAAGAGCGTCAAGGCACCCTTCACCGCGCCGGAGCTGTCGGCTCCGCGAACCGTAGACATCGAGCTTGACAAGGGCCTCAAGGGCTGGACTGACACTGACGTCAAGATCGAGGAACCGGGCGACGGCAATCCCGTAGGATTGGCTGCCCGTCGGCTCGAAGAGATCACCGCAGGCAAGGTGGCCAGCAAGGCTCGGCCGGCTCGCCAGGGGAGAGTTGTGTCCACCACGGGCCCGAACGCTCACTACCGCGCAATGAAGGCACGAGCAGCAGCTCTCGCTGCCCGGTAACTTGACACCCACCCGACAGACAGGTTAGGTTTGTGAACAACACCGAGCGCAAGATCTACATCGCAGGCATCGGCTGGGTCTACTGCCGAGGCAACAGCTACTACCGTCGCTAGAACTTGACACCCACCCTGAAGGAATAGACATGAGCTGCGATTACTGCGGACAGAACGGACACGACTGGAGTGTCCACCCTGAGGCACGGGCAGATGTGCGTGCTTGGGAGGCCGAAAGCCACCGCATGGAATTTCCCTTCGGCGACTACCGGGAGGCGTGAGCCAATGCTGAGCACCAACTACGACCTGAGGTACGACCTCTCGGAAGAGCTGTGGACCGTAGCCGGCCTTTTGGCCGACGAAGGCAAGGAGTCTGCCGCATACCGGGCCCGCAACGCGGCCATGGACTGCAAGACAGGCATCGGGTCTACCGACCACTGGACCCGTGTGCTCTGTGACCTCGAGAACCTGATCGGAGAGTAGGCATGGCACAGCTCAAGCGTTCGAAGGACCGCAAGGTCGCCAACGCGGTCAACGTCAAAGGCACCACGGCGCTGATCGCCAACAGCCTCGGGCTGCCGAGTGGGCAAGGCTTCTCCTGCCCGGAGGCAACGTCGTTCTGCTCCGAGATCTGCTACGCAGGCAAGCTCGAGAAGATCTACAAAGGCGTGAGCGCTGTGCTCATGCACAACTGGACCCTTCTGTCCGAAGCCGGCCTCGAAGAGATGGTCACGCTCCTGGCCGAGATGGTCGCCGAGTTCGTCAAGGAATCGGACAAGCGTCGAGCACGGAAGATCTTCCGCATCCACTGGGACGGAGACTTCTTCAGCGGGACGTACGTCGCGGCCTGGGCCCGGGTGATCCGAGACTTCCCCGATGTCCAGTTCTGGGCCTACACGAGGGTTGCGACTGCCGCAACGTTCCTCCACGCCCAGAGGCTCGACAACCTGAGCCTGTACTTCAGCGGTGACCGAGACAACGTCGACACCGCTCGGTTCCTCGAAGGCAAGGGCATCAACGTCGCCTACGTCGACCGGACCTTCGATGAAGGCAAGGCACAGTTCCCCAAGGCTGTCCGCTGCCCGGAGAACAACGGAGCGTTGCCGCTGATCAGCTCAGCAGGCTCCGCGTGCGCCCTGTGTGGTCTGTGCGTCGACGGTCGCAAGTCGGTCCTGTTCAGCTCAACCAAGAAGTGAGGCAAGCGATGAAGGTTGAACACATCGAGGCTCGCGAGCTGCGAGTCGGAGACTTCGTGCTCACCAAGTCATCGCTGGACAACGGAATCGTCTACGGAGACACCGTCTCTCAGCGGTACGAGTACGACGAGATCACCTACATCAACTACGGAGACATGTACTGGGCCAACACCACGGTCATCTCCGTGATCCGCCCGGAGGCGTGACGTGCCACACAAGGAGTGGTGTCAGCTCTACTCCGACCACACCGGGGACTGCCAAGACTTCGCCGACATCTTCTGGTGGGGCGACGACAAACACCATGAGACGGAAGGAATCTGATGCTCTGCGAGGTGTGGATGGACACCAAGACCGGACCTGCGTTCCTCGTAGGCATGCTGAGCAACGCTCAGGCCGAGACGCTGGTCAAGAACCTGCGCGTGGAAGGGATCTTCGCATGGATCAGCTGATCAACTCTCTGACCTTCAAGTCGTGGCTGGGCTACGTCGATGCACACATGTATCGGAGGTACGGAGTGACGCACGACGACGTGGCCGACCAGACATGGTGGGACTGGTGGAACGACGGTGTCTCCCCGGTCGACGCCGCACAAGAAGCGTTCGAGAACGGATTCTGGTGAACGCAGAGATGATGCTGGCCGCTCGCAAGGCTCGCCGGCTACAGCGCAGCGCATGGACCCCACCTCGCCAGGAGAAAGGCAAGAAGTGACTCCGAAACCGATCCGAGTGTTCGTCTACGTCAACCTGCACCAGACCCGCAAGAACGGCAAGGTGTGGTACTCCGTGCAGGCTCTCGAGGGCGACTTCAAGGGTCGGGTCATTCACCGCAGCGGTGATGTGCTGCTGGCAAACGTGAAAGGCGTGGTGAGGCCAGCCGGCCGACAGAGAGTCCTGCGTGAGGGCAAGAAGAACGTCCACGCGGGCATGGTGGGTGAGCTGATCTCGCTTCTCCCGCAAGACTTCACAGGTTCGAAGATCACCTACAACCCATACAGGTACGACCGATTCGTCCACGCTGTGACCGAGGCTCCTTTCGAAGGGGCCGACCGCGTGTACCTCAGCGAATTCGGCGTCCGCGCAGCTTGACACCCACCCGAGAAAGGTATCGATCATGACAACGCTGGTCGCAGAGGACACCCTGACCCTCGAAGAGGTTTCGGGTCTCAGCTCGAACGACGTGGCAAGCATGCGGGACGTCTACTGCACCATCGCTGAGAGCGGTGAGCACCTGCACGAGTACTACAAGGAGAACCCACGCTCGGTCTACGACGGCGGGCCGTATGAGTACGGCAAGTTCTGGGAGAAGGTTTCGCAGATCGCCGACATCCTCAAGGGTTCGGACGAGTGGCCTTTCCCGCCTCTGGTGGTGCGAGGCAAGACGCTCTACGACGGACACCACCGCGCCAACGCGGCCATCAAGGCTGGATGGGACAAGCCGATCCCGGTGACGGAGCAGTGGTGGTGGTGAGGATCGGGTCGCTCTTCAGCGGCGTAGGAGGGTTGGATCTGGCCGTCGAGGAAGTCTTCGGCGGCATCACGGTCTGGCAGTCCGAGGTCAACAAGCACGCGAGCGTTGTGCTCGCGAAGAGGTTCGGTGTGCCCAACCTGGGCGACATCACACAGGTCGACTGGAAGGAGGTTCCGCCGGTCGATGTGCTCTGCGGAGGCTTCCCGTGCCAGGACGTGAGCCACGCAGGGTTGAAGGCAGGAATCGAGATCGGCACACGCTCCGGTCTCTGGTCCTACTTCGCAGAAGCTATCGACATCCTGCGACCGCGCTACGTGGTCATCGAGAACGTAAGAGGACTACTTAGTGCGAAAGCAACAGGACCACAAGGTGTTTCAATGCGAGCGATGGGTCGAGTTCTCGGAGACCTTTCCGACCTCGGGTATGATGCTCGATGGAAGACTCTTGCCGCTGCCCGAGTCGGAGCACCGCACAAACGAGAGCGAGTCTTCATCCTCGCGACCCCTGCCGACACCGTCGGCTAGGGACTGGAAAGGCTCCAACCCGAACCGCCAGGGCGGCGATGATCTCCCCACGGCAGTCCTCAAGCTGCTTCCGACCCCCGAAGCCAAGTCATCGACAGCAGGTCCAGACTTCGCGAGGGCGAACCGGCCCGGATCCGGGGGAGATGATCTCGTCACGACGGTGGCCAAGCTGACTCTCGGAGAGTTGGACTGGGCCGAGTTCACACCGGCCATCGAGAGATGGGAAGGATTGACCAGGCCGGCTCCATATCCCATCGAGGAGAACACGAAGGGAAAACCAAGGCTCGCAGCACGATTCAGCGAATGGATGATGGGCTGGGACGAGGGATGGGTGACCGATCTGGTCGACCCGACCCCGCGCCGACGCCCCGCAGAAGGTTACGTCTCACGCACCGAAGCTCTCCGCATGGTGGGCAACGGCGTCTGCACCCAACAGGCAACCCAGGCTCTCAGAGAGCTGCTGGCAGCTTGACACCCACTCGAAAGGAAGACATGAAGACCTTTGACCTCTGGTGCATCACCTTCGCCGTAGCCGGCCTCGGCTTCGTCGGCGGCTACCTCTTCGATTCGGTCGAACGACAAGCCTCGGTGCAGGTTCCGTTCACGCAGTCAGCATTCCCGTGCGAGGAGGACGAACTCCTCGGCTACGCACCAGAGTTCGGCCCCGACAACGTGGGCTGCATCCACATCGACGTACTGAAGGAGCGGTGACATGGACCCCAACCAGACCCTGGAAGACATCAGGATGACGATCTCCGACCTCGAGCGGGTCGGCCCTGACCCCGACATGGTCGCGAACCTGATGGACAGGTTCACCGCCCTCGATTCGTGGCTGACCCACGGAGGCTTCAAGCCTCGGGACTGGAAGTGAGGCGGAAGTTGACCGAACAGGTTCGGGCACGGCTGGAGCTTCGACGCTCCAACGCCGCCCAGAAGCACCGCAACCGCAAGCGTGAGCTGAAGCGCCCCGGAAAGGGCAACCGCTCGAACTGGAAGAAATCGGAGGACTGACCTTGAGAGCGCGGCACATCCTCGCTGGGCTGGTAGGAGCTGTAGTGATGAGCTTGATGCCGGCAGTGATAACGCAGGCACACGCCGAGGTTTCGGCACGGTGCTGGGCGCACCTCGCTGATGTGCCCGCAGGGCAGCTGACGACGCCAGCAGGCGACAGAAGATACCACCTAGAGCACGGAGAGTTCTCGCCATGCACCGAACAAGACGCCAGCGATGAGTCGAGCAAGAAGAAAGACGATGACCACCGAGACAAGAAGTCGCGCTACTGCAGAAAGCACTGGTACTGCTGATGAGGTTCAAGGCTCGATGCACCGTCTGCCCAACGAAATTCGAGTCCGCGAAGCGTCGACTGTTCGGCATCGCCATCCGGCAGCACGAAGTCATGACGGGACACACAGTCAGAGTCAAGTAGGGGAGCGATGACACAACCACGCACCATCTTCAACGAGGCTGACCTCAATGCACTCCGCTTTGCGATGGAGACGCTGCGACGCACATCGAAGCGGATCTCCGAGAGGTACGAGGTAGCCGAGCGTACGGGTGACTACTCCGACGCCGACGAGTTCGGCGCGGACGACCGCGAACACCTGCACGAAGTGTTCGAGTCCCTGATGGGTCACTTCTCCACCAACTACCCCAGCCTGTTCGACAAGGAGGAATCGTGACCAAGACCAAGCGCGTCCCGCTGAGCCCCGAGCTGGCCACCAACATCTTCAAGGAGGTGTGGAGCGACGGCATGCTCCTGTACGACATCGCCGGGAAGCTGACATGCACCGAGTTCGAGGCGCTGGCTGACCTGATGCTCGCGCTGGGGTTCGATCCTGAGACCGTCGAGGCCTTCGAGGAAGGACACGCAGATCAGGACGAGTGCGGAGATATGCACTCCACCTGCGACCACCCAGAATGCAAGGAGGAGGTGTGATGCACGACCCTCGCGAAGCCAAGTTACCGAGGTGGACGCAGCCCTGTCATCCACCCGCAGGTCAGCAACGTAATCCAGGTCCAGCTCCAGCCCTGACGTAACGAAAGGTAAGGCGATCTATATGTACGTGGAAGACGTGGACGATCTCGTCGAACTGGAGTTCCTCCTCGCTGACGCGGAGGATCGTCTGGCCGAAGACCCTGCAAACGAGCAGGCCAGGTGGGATGTCGAAGACATCGAGGACCGTATCCAGAGTGTAAGGGCGGCAAGTAGCCTAAGAATTCCCTAAGTGACGTATACCACTTACTGACGCTCCTGTCTCATGGGCCAGGTAGCTTTAAGGTCCGCAGATCTAGCTCCGCGCAACGGAGTTGGGACGCTCTCACAAAAAAAGCAGGAACAACAACTTAATAAGGACGAAACGCGCTACATCCTTAAGAGAGATTCCCTTGACACTCACCTAGAATTGGGCTTGAGGCCCACCCACCACCTTACTCATGGAGGAAAACATGAGCGGCAAAACTAGATCACCACTGATCTTCAGTGTCATCGAAGATCTTCGCAGGAAGGGGTACAACCAGAGCGAAATCGCTGAGATGCACGGCGTGACACGCCAGGCGGTTTCGTGGCATAAGAAGACTTACGGAGGCCAGTTGACCCCACGGCAGATCGTCAACGCGGCGTGGCCGTGGGAGACGACGAACCTCCACGGTAAGTCGAAGCCGTTCCAGCGGCTTCGCGACCACGGTGAGTTCATGGCTACCGGCGGTCGATGAATGAACGAAACCAAACTCAAGCTGCTGCAGTCCTTCTGGGCAAAGCTGCGCGATGAGGATGTCGTGGTCGAGTTCGACCCGAACATCGCGCCGTACCCAGGCATGGCTGGCGGCGGATTCAGGTATGTACCTCGAGAGATCAGCGATGACTGCCTGCTGATACGGGTGAACGAGTACACCAATCTCACCGCCAACGGTAAGCGCATCTGGGTTTGGCCTCCAGACAAGGTCTTTGACCACAACAGATAGTGAGCCTGCAGCCAGCAAAGGTGCAGGCGGATTGGAAAACTCAAGTGCCGCTGAACGCGCTGGGGAAGCTGTTTCCGGGGTTCGACCACGCCAAGCAAGAGGAGCTGGCAGGAGAACCAGCGTGGTTATATGCGTGGAGCATGGAGGCGTGGAGTCGTGAAGACCCGACGATGCGCGCCTCCTACCTCCTCGTTTACCGCAGTCCACTGGTCAAGAGCACAGACCCCGAGTATCAGCCCGTAAGAGACGTGATTCTCGAGGCTGATCGCATGGATGTTCTTGCCCGGGGGACGTTCGAGGACCCGAACATGATGTTCGGAGAAGGTGAGTACATCTTGCACCGACTAGCAGGGGCGGATTTCACGTCGAAATTCTCTCTGGAAGAGATCAGAGCGGTGATCGCTCAAGCATTCACCGGAGCGCCAGCTTGACGCAGATCAAGCTACCGCTTCGAAGCGTCAGCCAGATCAACCAGTACAACCGCTGTCCGATGGCCTACAAGATCGCCCGCATCGACAAGGCGTGGCCCAGGCCGGCCGCGTGGCTGCCTCAAGGTACGGCCTTCCACGCGGTGGCTGAGGCGTACGAGACGTGGGCTTCATATGGTATGCCGTTGACACTCACCGAGGCCGAGGACATGTTCAAGGTCGAGTACTCGAGGGACATCGGCGCTCTGTGTGAAGAGACTCCGAACTTCGAGTGGTGGACGTGGTCTGGGCCCTACAACGGCGAGAGAGACATCGAACGCCGCTACGAGGTGGGACTGGAACAGGTTGAGAAGTTCGTCCGCTGGAGGGGCGCTGGGGGCCAGGAGATATGGGTCGCACCAGACGGCACTCCCGCCATCGAGCTGTACTTCGAGATCGAGCTGCAGACGCCGATAGGCCCCATCAAGGTCCGTGGGTACATCGACGCCATCGTGGTGGTCGACGGTGAGCCTCGAGTCAGGGACTACAAGACCGGCAACAAGCCGGGTGATGACTTCCAGCTCGGGGTGTACGCGCTGGCCGTGGAGATGCTCTACGGGGTGAAGATCACCAAGGGCGACTACTTCATGGCAGGCAAGAAAGGTAAGCCGGCCAAGCCCACCAAGCCGTTCGATTTGACCTTGTGGACAAAGGAACGCATAACTGAGGTATTCTACGAAGCCGAGGTTAAGATCCAGGCGGGGGAGTTCGAGGCTTTACCTGAAGCCGACAAGTGCAATTTCTGTGACGTGTCGTATCACTGCCCTGTTTTTCGTCAGTAGATAAGGTTGACACCCACGGTGGGTGTAATGAGAAGAAAGGCTCCATCTATGGGTCGACACAGTGCACCGCACAACAGCAAGATCAAGCTGGCCGTCGGCGGTGTTCTCGCGGGAGCTGCGATCAGCACCGCAGGGCTTTCGCTGGCCTCGCCTGCGTCAGCACAGCCTTCATCGTCGGTCTCCTGCTCCCCGTGCGTGCAGCAGCAGGACTTCATCAAGGAGACCGTAGACCGGTGGAACTCGTTCCCCGGTGAGCTCGCTGCCAAGTGGAACAGCTTCCCCGGCGAACTGGCCGAGAAGTGGAACTCGTTCCCGAAAGAGTTGGCAGACAAGTGGAACTCGTTCCCCAACGAGCTGAAGAAGAAGTGGGGAATCAAGGACCACAGCAGCAAGCCTGCTGCCTCTGAGGGGGACTCGGAGGAGTAGGTTCGGGGGGCTCCAGCGTCGTCTGACGCTGGGCCCATTTTTTAACCCCTCAACTTGACACCCACCCAGGAGGTGCTAGAATTAAGGAATACCGCAAGGAGATCGAGCTCGATCTGAATCAGGGCTACACGTTCGTTGAGCTGGGCCCAGCACCGGAGATGCCGTACTGGCACCACCTGGCTCAGCCATCCCGATGGCCGTTCCCGAGTGAGAGCGCAGCGTTCAGGTTCGCTGAGGCACACAAGGTTCCAGGCCGCGATGTCGCGGTTCTTACACATGACGGAGAGCGGTTCGTCCTGTGACCAACTTGACACCCACCCGAAAGGAAGACGTGAGCACTACCGAGATCGAGAAGTTCCAGTTCCAGAACGTCCCCAGCACCGATGAGGGCGGTCTGATCATCAACACCGAGGTTCGAGTCGTGAGCATCGACGGCGAGCCGTGGTTCGTCGCCAAGGACGTGACCGACATCCTCGGATTCAAGGACAGCGTGAACGCCATCAAGCAGCACGTTTTGCCTGGTCAGTCCACGGTGGTGGATTGCCACCTTGGGGGGGCCGAACCCCCGCCGCACGGTGATCAACGAGTCCGGTCTCTACCGCCTGATCATGCGGTCGAACGTCCCGGCTGCCGCGAAGTTCCAGGCGTGGGTCACCGACGAGGTGCTCCCGACGATCCGCAAGACCGGGGCCTACGTCGACCCCAACACCGAGCTGGCCAACAAGATCGCGGCCGGCGATGTCGAGGCCATGATGGAAGGCTTCGCCAAGACGCTCCAGATCGCCAAGGAGGCCCGGGCCAAGGTCCGGGAGCTGGAGGCCAAGGTCGAGGAGGACAAGCCCTACGTCGAGGCGTCGAAGGAGTTCTTCGACATGGAGGGGCTGTACTCGCTGCGTGACGCAGCCCGCAAGATGGGCGTCCCGCCGTTCGCGTTCAACGACATCCTCCGGTCGTGGAACTGGATCGATGAGAAAGGCACCGCCGCTAAGGCGTACGCGGTCTCGATGGGGTACGCCGAGAACCGGGTCTACATCCACCCGGGCTCAGGTGCGGCCACCACGCAGGGACGTCTTACCAACAAAGGGTTGGAACGTGCAGCCATCAAGCTCGAGAAGGAAGGGTCGTGGGTCGGCTATGCCGCTCGCTAATGACTGGAACCCAAACGATCCGATCCTGAAGTCTCCGTACGCACCTCATGAGACAGGCGGGGTGCTGAGGATCCACCGCAGCGGCTACAGGGGCGCTCAGGTCATGAAGCTCCTGAAGCTACGAGGCACCAAGATGCACCACCAGATGCAGAAGGCTCTCGACGCCGAGACGCGGGCGACGACTCAAGGTCGTGCCATCTATGACGCCGCCATCGACCCCAATCGGGCGAAGTAAGGAGAGTATGTATACCCCACGGCAGTCGCTCTATATTCGCGGCACAGCCGGCGACCCACTACCAACGGTATGGCAGTCTCTGTCTCAGAAAGGCACCGAGTTCCGGCGCGGGCAGCTCGTCCTGGTATGTGCCGGCCCCGGCACCGGTAAGTCTGCGTTCGTCCTGGCCTACGCCCTGAAGTCGAAGGTTCCGGCCCTGTACTTCTCGGCTGACTCAGACGCGTTCACCCAGCTATCACGCTCGGTGTCGATCCTGAGTGGGCAGTCGCTTGAGCAGTCCACGCGTGCGGTTCGTGAGCAGAAAATCGACCCGGACATCGCCAGCGAGCTGGACGACATCCCGATCCGGTTCAACTACAAGGCATCTCCGTCTCTGGACGAGATCGAGAACGCCCTGGCAGCGTACGACGCGCTGTACGAAGACTTCCCAGCACTGATCGTGGTCGACAACATCACCAACGTCCGAACGGACGGTGGCGAGAGCGATGACCCGTTCAGCGGCCTGGAGTCGCTGATGGACTACCTACACGAGATGGGCCGGGAGACCGGATCATGCGTGGTAGGTCTCCACCACGTCACTGGCCAGCACAACAACGGGGACAGCCCCATCCCGCTGGGAGGAATCAAGGGCCAGATCGGGCGTGTGCCCGAGATGGTGCTCACGCTGCACCGAACGTCGGACGGCTACGGACCCGACACTCTCAACGTCTCCACGGTCAAGAACCGAGGAGGGAAGTCCGATGCGTCGGGACAAGACTTCGCCTCGTTGGAGTTCGTCGGAGAAACCATGCAGATCAATGACTTTGGTCTGTGACTTGACACCCACCAACTACAAGAAAGTAGAAACGTGCCAATAGCATTCGCGCTCTTCCTCGTGTTCCTAGTACTCAAGCTCACCGACTACGTCGACTGGTCCTGGTGGTGGATCTCAGCTCCGCTGTGGATTCCAGCCGGCATTGTCGCTGCCGCCTACGGGCTCGCAGCGCTCCTCACCTACACCGCCAACAAGCTCGACAAGTAAGGACAACCAACACATGAAAACTCTCAAAGAACAGCTCATCGGCGTCAAGGACCAGCTCATCGAGCACGGTCGCAACGACAAGGGCTACCTGAAGGACGACAACGGCTGCCTGTGCCTCCTCGGCGCTGCTGCCGCCGAGGTCTACGGCTACGACCAGGTGGTTGAGCAACCCTCCACCTACAAGCTGCTGGAGCCAGGCACCCCTGCCGGCCCGGTGGTAGCTGCCATCGCGGACCAGATCCGCGACAAGACCTCGTTTGACTACACCAGCAACGTCAACACGGTGTTCACGTTCAACGACCGGACCCCGGTGTTTCGGAACGCCGAGGTCTTCGGTCTGATCGACGCTGCCATCGAGGTGGCCGAGTGAAGAAGCTCATCGCTACCGCAGTAGCGGGTGCCGCCCTGGCGGTCGGCCTGGTCGGCTGTTCGTCGGACGCAGATGTCGCCTCGGAGAACCTGTCGAAGCAAGCAGATAACTTCGAGATCCCCCGTCGAATCGTGTTTTTCAACGGGATCACCGACAAGTACCTGCTGGAGATCAAGGGCTACTGCTCCGTCACCCCGGACGGTGCCGGCGACAAGCTCGACGTGACCTGCAAGACCGATGCCGGCATGAAGAAGCACATGCTCGGCCTGTCGGACAACGTCTCGTGGTTCATGGAGCAGGTCCGGGGCGCGAACGTATCGACTGACTTCTACGAGGTCAACTTCAAGCCGCAATCGATCGTCCCGGACATCGAGCTGCGGTGACACACCTAGGCCAGGCGGGGCGCGCATGCCTGGCTATCTGGTGCCGGCAACGCGCATACCTGACATAGTAGTTAATTAAAGGCCAGGTGCAGGCCCGTGTTCCCACGGTGAGGAGCCGGTAACCAACGCGGTGATTGGTGGGAGACACTCCGCTACACGGGCGTGCCTAGCCTGACGTAATCGCAAATTATCGGCTCTACCTTGACACCCACTCTCGAAAGGAAAACCCCTGATGGCAACCCCTAACCAGATGCCCAAGCGGACCAACCCGATGCACCAGCAAATCCTGTCCGGTCTGTTGGCAAACAAGCCTGTGACCCGGTCCCACAAGTTCCTCGCCAAGGGTGCCGACGGCAAGGAGATCGTGCTCGAGACCAAGGTGAACCGCCAGGTCCTTCGGTTCCCGCTGGCCGAGAACATCTCGGAAGACAACATCGACCGTGCAGCTCGTGCGTGGCTGAAGTGAAGTACGGGGTCCGGTACCCGATCAGCGGGGTCCACGAGTGCGTTTTCGGCAAGAAACAGGCTGAGCAGACGTGGTTCCTCGCGCTGCGACACGGCATCAAGGCCGTGATCGTGACCAACCGAGGAGACGGGTGGGAGCCGGCATGAAGGGACTGATCACCGTGACCGGACTGTACGTGGGCCTTCTGATCGGCAGCTACGGGCTGCTGTCGTGGGCCTGCTTGGTGATGGAGAAGGGCGAGGAGGCAGCACATGGTGCGGCGGAAGACGACGCCGCGACCCGACTCCGGTAAGTGGTGTGTCGACTGCCTCGCTGAGGGGATCACTGCTAAGCGCAAGACCCCGTGGCCAGGCCCACGGTGTGCGACCCACCATCGTCGCAAGAAGAAGGAGCGTAGCTCTGGCACCTGGGCAGCGAGAATCCTTGCCACGTACGGGATCACAGACGATGAGTACTGGGAGATCTACGAGTTCCAGGGGGGCCGCTGCTACATCTGTCAGCGGGCCAACGGCAAGCACAAGCGCCTGTCGGTCGACCACGACCACAAGACGGGGATCGTACGAGGGCTGCTCTGCACGATGTGCAACAAGTACACGCTGGGCTGGGCCCGCGATTGCATCGAGTTCTTCAAGCGAGCCATCGAGTACCTGCTGAATCCGCCGGCTGTACAGGTCATCGGAGCGAGGATCGCTCCCATCGAGGCCGAGAAGTTAGGTCTCAAACTTGACACCCACTCTGAGGAGGAAGATGGATAAGCACTACCGGATCGACTTCGTAGTCGGGGCCGAGGACATGGATCAGGAGGAGCTTTTCGAACTGATCACGGACTCGCTGCTGGCACACGGGGTTTCGATCCACGAAGGATCGGCCTACGAGGTGACGCACTTTGGCTGACCGGTGCTCCTGCCAGATCAAGGTCTGCCAGTGTGTCTGCGCTGGCGAGCCGGAATGCGAGCGGGACTGTGAGTGCGATTAGTCCCATCGCCCTGGCGATCCAACGGTACTACCCGGACTGGGACGCACCTCCTGATCGCCAAGAGTGGAACAAGTGCCTGTGCCCGTTCCACGGAGACGGAACGCCCTCTGCCGCAGTCAGTTACGAGCTTCAGGGGTTCAACTGCCTGGCCTGCGGTGTCAGAGGTGACGTGATCTCAATCATCCGACACGAAGAGGAGGTGACATTTGCAGAGGCTAACCGAATCGCAGAGGAAATATCTGTGGGAGGCGACAACCCGGTACCGAGAAAGCCTCAACGGAAGCCCAGCCGCCGCGTATTTGGAGAGCAGGGGTCTGTTCGAGAATCGCGTTCGAGCGTTCGGACTGGGGTACGTGGAAGATCCACTCCCTGGTCATGAGTACTACAGGGGATGCCTCGCGATCCCGTACATGCGCTGGTCCCCCTGGCGCAACTGGACTGTTGCATCGATCCGGTTCCGCCGGCTCGACGGCGGCACGCCGAAGTACATGACGGTAGCCGGGGACAAACCCAGGCTGTACAACACCGCCGCACTGGCCCGCTACTCGCGGGACATGGCGATCACCGAGGGAGAGATTGACGCCATCACAGCAGAGCTGTGCGGGATCCCTTCGGTCGGTGCACCTGGCTCTCAGATGTGGAAGCCCCACTTCCGGGAGCTGTTCCTGGGGTACCGAACTGTGAACATCCTCGCTGACGGCGACGACGCCGGCATGGAGTTCGCAAAGTCGGTGGCGAAGACGCTGCCGAACGCACGGATCATCCCCATGCCCGATGGGGAGGATGTCAACTCACTGGTGATGACGCAGGGCAAAGACGCTCTGCTGGAAAGGATCTGATGGACCCGGATCAGCTGACCTTCGATGACATCGAGGGCATTCACGACTACGTGTACGAAGAAGGAGAGAACGAACAGTGAGCATCCTGACCACTGCAGAGAACATCATCAACGGCCAGCGGGCCCAGGACTACGGCGATGCCAAGGAGAACCACCAGCGCATCGCGAAGCTCTGGGAGGCGTACACCGGCAAGGAGTATTCGCCTGAAGACGTTGCGGTCATGATGATCCTGCTGAAGATCGCCAGGTTCATGGAGAACGGCTACCACGAGGACACGGTCACCGACATCGCCGGCTACGCGGGTGTCATCGAGAAGATGCAGCTCCCCAAGGGGCAGCGGTACGTCGTCTGGTATGACGGCCTGGATCAGATCCCTGTTGGCGTAACAGCCTGGGACAGGGCCGCTTTCGAGAGAGGCGACATGGGCGACAACTGGGAGGGTGAGGGACCGGGCGGGGCGTCTTTCGCAGAGTTCGGACCTTTCACCACGACACCTCCGGTGGTCGAGTGACGAAGCGCATCGTCGTCATCCCGGACACACAAATACCGTTCGATGACTCCAAGGCGATGCGTGCTGTCGTGCGGTTCATCGGGGATTGGCAGCCCGATGAGGTGATCCACATCGGGGACCTGATGGACTACCCATCGCCAGCCCGCTGGAGCAAGGGCTCTGCTGAGGAGTTCTACCCGGTGATGCTGGAGCACAACGAGCAGGCCAAGAAGCGGCTCCTCGGGCCGCTGAGGAAGGTCTACGACGGCCCTATCGGCGTCCACGAGGGAAACCACGACCTCAGGCCCCGCGAGTACCTCACGAAGTACGCGCCGGCCCTGGCCGAGTTCGAGGGTGCATTCCACATCAAGCACCTGCTGGACTTCGACGGGTTCGGGATAACGCTGCTGCCTGACTTCAACGAGTTCGCGCCCGATTGGGTCACGACTCACGGTCACCGAGGGCAGATGGGCATTGCCAGGGTCGCAGGCTCCACGGCACTCAACGGTGCCAAGAGGTTCAACAAGTCGGTGGTCATGGGCCACACTCACCGCCTCGGTCTGATCACCGAGTCGTTCGGGTTCGGCTCTGTCGTCGGCAAGCAGGTCACCGGCTTCGAGGTCGGCAACCTGATGAACATGGAGCAGGCGTCGTACCTCAAGGGCGGTACAGGCAACTGGCAGCAGGGATTCGGAATCCTGACGGTCGATGGGCCGTATGTCAAGCCAGAGGTTGTGCCGATCATGAACGGCCGCTTCGCGGTCGACGGTGAAATTTGGAAGGTCTAGAACTTGACACCCACCATTAAGAGGACGGAGGAGCACAGCGCGGCGCTGGCCGCGTTGCTCCCCTCCATCAAGAGGGCAGCGAGATCCGTTGCCTTCCAGTGGCCAGGCGTCATCGACGCCGACGATGCAGAGCAGGCGATCTCTCTTCATCTGTGGGAGAGGCCCACGTCGCTGCTGAAGGTCCACGACATGGAATCGAAGGCCCAGTACCGAGCGCTGGTCGGGATGGGTCACCAGCTCGCCAGCCAGGAGCGCGACGACTACGACTACTACAAGGGCTCCTACTACTACTCGGCCAAAGAGGTCAAAGACTTTCTGGCCAAGGGGATTCTGGGAGACGACCAGAAGTCGTTCAAGTCGCAGAAGATCGACATCGAGGAAGCGATCTGGGAGATCGCTCCGCAGTATCACGCAGCGATACTGCGTCGCTACGCGGACGGTGAGATCCCCGAGACCAAGTCTGAGCAGCACGCGCTTAGCCGGGGGATCGAGGCTCTGATAGCTGCCATGAACCGTGCCCATGGCCGCAGGGAGATGGAGCGGGACGGCGGTCCCGGTAGTCGCAAGTCGATCACGAACGCTCAGGCATACGCAGCATCAGCACATCAATACGACGGTGACAACGACACCGCTGGCGTCGAGTTCGACGGCAGCACAGGAGGATTCCGATGAGAGAGAACTTCGGCAAGGGCTGGGACAACAAGGGTCCGAGGAAGGGAGTGCCCGGATGGGACGAGGGTAGCAAGTCGAAGAAGCCGAAGGCAGGGCCAGTGACCGTCACCAAGATCGTTAAGGAGGCGGCAGCGTGATCGACCTGTTCGACGGCGGATTCAACGGAGCAGGACGCTCCGAGATGTACCGGGCACAGGTCGTGCCTGACCTGTTCCCAGACGAGAAGCCGATGCTGATCGAGAACTGGTCGCAGGACGACCTGGAGATGTATGTCGGAGGATGCTTTACCCCCGGCTATGGAGAAAGGAAGCAGTGACTGACGAAATCCCTTGGGGACCAACCGGAGAGCTCGTATTCAACCGGACCTACGCCAGAACCAAACCTGACGGTACCAAGGAGACCTGGCCCGAGACCGTCGAGCGAGTGGTGGCCGGCAACCTGGCACTTGTCGATCCCCGATACCAACTCGACAATGAGCGAGAGGATCTCGTTCGTCTCATCAGCCAGTTCAAGATCCTCCCGGCAGGCCGTCACCTGTGGGCGTCGGGTGTAAAGAACGCTCAGCACCTGTTCAACTGCTGGGTGGCCGGCTGGCCAGAGAAGATCGAGGACCACTTCGAGTTCACGTTCATGCGCCTGATGGAGGGCGGTGGCGTGGGAGCCAACTACTCGAACCGCTACCTGGTCGACTACCCGGAAGTGCAGCAGGAGCTGTACGTCCACATCGTCTGCGACGAGGACCATCCCGACTACGAGGCGATGAAGGCGGCAGGAGTTCTGTCGACCGAGTACGACCCCGACTGGGTAGGTGCATTCGTGGTCGAGGACAGCCGGGAAGGCTGGGCTGAGGCCCTGGTGGATCTGATCCAGACCCACTACCGCGAGGACGTGTCGCACTACCAGCGTGTCTACGACGTGAGCCGGGTGCGCCCCGAGGGCGCGAAGCTCAAGACGTTCGGCGGCGTGGCCAGCGGCCCGCTCCCGTTCGCGGTGATGCTGCAGAAGGTCGCGGCGGTCCTCTCGGAGCGCAGCGGCACGAAGCTGACCGGGATGGACGCGATGGCCGTCGATCACGCCATAGCTGAGTGTGTCGTGGCTGGCGGTGTGCGCCGGTCAGCGCGGATGTCGATGATGCACTGGGCTGATCCCCAGATCCGAGAGTTCATCAACATCAAGGCCACCTCCGGTGAGCACTGGACGACGAACATCTCGGTCGAGGTGGATGACGAGTTCTGGTCCCTAGTGAGCAAGGAGGGGGATCCCCTAGATGACGCAAGGTGGGGCGATGCTCTGATCATCCTCCAACGCCTCTCCGAGGGAGCCGTCCACAACGGCGAACCGGGGATGTGGGACAGCTCGCTCTCCAACGTCGGTGAGCCCAACAAGGTGGTCTGTACGAATCCCTGCGGTGAGATCACGCTCGAACCGTGGGAGCCGTGCAACCTCGGCCACATCAACCTGGCCGCGTTCGTCACCGATAACGGCAAGGTCAACTACCTGGACATGATCCGCGCTCATCGTCTGATGACGCGGTTCCTGATTAGGGCGACGTTCTCTCCGGTTTCCGACCCGAAGAGTCGGGAGGTGCTGGACCGTAACCGCCGCATCGGGGTGGGGCACCTCGGTGTTGCCTCCTTCCTGGCTCTCACACGAAGGAAATACTCGGAAGCACCCGATGACAAGCGGTTCACCCGTTTCTTGCGGGAGATGGCCGCTGAGGTCGACAAAGCGGCCCTGGACTACGCACACGAGTTGCGTATCCCGGTTCCGGTGAAGAAGAGGACCGTCGCCCCTACCGGCACGGTGGCGAAGCTGGCCGGCGTCTCCGAGGGGATCCACCCGATCTTCTCGAAGTACTTCAACCGGCGCATCCGCTTCAACAAGGTCTCCGACTTCGACCAGCTTATGAAGATGTATGACCAGGGCTACGACATCGAGGACGACCTGTTCGCTCCGAACACCTCGGTGGTCACAATTCCCACGGTCGACTCTCTGGTCGAGCATGTCACGTACCTGTGGGGTCGTGAAGTTGCTGAGGAGGTTGTTGAGTCTGCCAACGACTTGACACTCACCCAGCTCATAGCGTTCCAGGCGCTCTACCAGACGTGCTGGGCAGACAACGCGGTGTCGTTCACCGCGAACGTCGAGCCGAGTGTGTACGGGCCCTCCGACGTTGCGGAGGTGCTCAAGAAGTTCTCGGGCCAGATCAAGGGCTCCACGATCTTCCCTGAGGCGAGCTTCGAGCAAGCTCCGTACGAGCGAATCACCAAGCAGCAGTACGAATCTGCTGCGATCAAAGCCGTCAGTGACGGTGTCGATGAAAACTGCGCCAACGGCGCATGCCCCATTAAGTGAAAGGTAGCAATTTGTCCTACGAAGATCCGTTCGCCACTGCCCCCGCCACCGCCGATGTTCCTCAGCAGGACGAGGCTCAACAGCAGACCGTCCCCACCCAGGCTCCGGCTCAGGCTCCTGCCGCTGTCTCGGCTGCCAGGGAGTCGGTCTCGGTTCAGCACTCTACTGACGGCGTCTCTGCGACGTTCAAGTTCGGCGGTCAGTACTCCGATCCGTGGGTCGTGGTGAAGGGTGCCGACGCGGCTGAGGTTCACGAGAAGCTGTACGACCCGAAGTTCAAGGAACTGATGGATCGAGTGCAGTTCATCGCCAGCCAGTACGGCTCGGAATCGCCAACCGCTGGCAAGCCGGCCAACGGCGGCGGCGGTGGTGGTGGGGGACAGCAGTCCCGCGCTCCGCAGGCAGCGCAGCAGGCCCCTGGCGGTGAGAAGCGATACTGCGAGCACGGCGAGATGGTGTTCAAGAGTGGCATCTCCAAGGCTGGTAACGCCTACAAGCTGTTCTCCTGCACCGCACCGCGCGATCAGCAGTGCAAGCCGCAGTATCTGAACGACAAGAAGTAAGCATCAGCCTTACTTGACACCCACCGAGGTCGAGAAGCCGGTAACGAGCTAACCGGGGCAACGGACTTCCCTGCTCCCTAGCTGACCTCGGTTCCACCACAACAACTCTGAGCGGAGAGTATGAAAGCCAAACTGATCGCGGCGACACAGATCGACGCAGATGCCTTGCGGGGCATCGGATATGCACCCCACCCCTACGTCGTCAACGACGACAACGGCGAGTTCGGGGACTACGACCACGACGAACTCGCGGAGTTCGCAGGCCGTAACTGCTACCGCAGTTTCAACCGCCCCAACCCGGCTACCAGGGAGAACGACGACTACCTCGCCCACATCCTGCAGGTAGGTCACGAGTCGGTGCTGGAGCACGCTAGTGCGACGTTCTACATCGAGACCAGCAGGTCGGTCCTGACCGAACTGGAGCGACACCGGCACCTGTCGTTCTCTGTCGTCTCACAGCGGTACGTCGACCCTACGGAGCTTGGGGTACACATCCCGCCCGCCTTGCGTAACCGGCCTGAAGTCTTTGCCAAGGCGGCAGGATTCGCCCACGGCGTCTATGAGTCTCTGGTGAAGCAGCTGTCCGAAGAAGGGCTGCCTCGCAAGCAGGCTCGTGAGGCTGCCAGGTCGGTCCTCCCGAACATGACCAACTCACCGATGGTCGTGACCGGCAATCACCGCACCTGGCGCTACGTCATCAAGGCCCGCTGGCACGAGGCGGCGGATGCAGAGATCCGGGAACTGGCCGGCGAGCTGTTGCGGCAGCTCCGGGAGATCGCTCCCAACACCTACCAGGACATCCCGACCGAACCCTACAGCTACGGAGGCTGACTTGTTCAAGATCAAAGCTGAGCTGGCCGGAGGCCGTACCGTCACCGCCGACCAGGCATCTCACTGGGACATCGACGCTGGATTGATCACCGTCTGCGGAAAGAAACGCACCGCTGTGTTCCCGAAGGGCCAGCTTGTGCTGATGACCATCGAGGAGGTCTGACATGGCACGTCGAGCAACGGTGGTCGTCACCGAATACAGCGGAATGAAAGTCCTGGCAGGCGAGCCTCTCCTGGACACGCAGGAGGGGACGCTGACAATCATCTTCGAGGATCTCACGGCCAGAATCTTCAACTGGGACAAGGTAGTTGACTACTACCACATGAGCGAAGCAGAGACCCAGCAGTGGCTGGAAGAGAGGGGGCGCAACTGATGCGTAAGAAGGAACTGAAGGCAGAGCTGAGCAAAGCTCGCGGACGGATCAACGATCTGGTCGAGGAGCTGGACGACGCCGACAACAAGATCCACGTGGCAAGCACGTCGAACATCGCGCTGCGGGCCGAGGTGGGCACGCTTCGTGAGGCCAACAAGAAGCTGGCTGACCGACTCAATGAGGCGCTGCGGGCCAACCGCGAGTTCGCGTCGAAGCAGCGGTTGCAGAACGACCTGTTCGGCAAGGCAATGGTGCAGGTCCAGCCTGAGCGCGGGCCGAAGCGTCCGAACCGAAAGAAGCTGACCGCCCAAGAGGTCCGTGACATCCGAGACGCCTACTACGGCGGCGCTTCTCAGAAGCAGCTCGCCTCGAACTACGGCGTCAACCCGGCGACCATTTCACGTACCGTTAGGGGGATTTACCACTGATGTCTGAAATGGGCCAGGCAGTCAAGGCAATATTGGCCTCACCAATCGAGGAAGCGGTGGCGGTAGCAGCCGCCTTCATGCTCGTCTCTGAGGAGATCATGAAGGAGTTCCCAGACTCCGATGATTGCCCAGATGGCATGAGGGACTTCGCGATCCGAGTGTCCAAGTATGCGCTCGACTTCATGGAAGAAACTCCGTTCTCGTGAAGTTCGAACTCACCAACAGCACCCCGAACGGTCAGCTTCGGCTGACCTTCGAGGGTCTGCTCCAGGACGAGGCCATCGAGTTGGTGCAGCACGCAGCAGAGCTGGTGAAGAACCGGAAAGACCCGGTCTTGGAGGCGCTCAAGAGCAGCCTCGCACGGCCAGTCGACCAATACACCTTCAAATAGGAGAAACGTGATCAAGCTGGAGCACGAGGTCGGAGGTGGCCTCGTTACCATCAACGTAGTTGAGGATCCCGAAGACCTTGAGGGCTTCCGCGACTTCATCAAGGCGAACAAACGATGCCTGGCCGTCGACACCGAGACGACCGGACTGGACATCTACAGCGCCGAGTTCCGATGCAGGCTAGTCCAGTTCGGCAACCAGGACGAAGCGTGGGTGCTGCCCGTCGATGAAAGCCCGACACAGCTCCAGCATGAGACTCACCTGGCGCTGAACTACCTCGACAAGATCGTGATGCAGAACGCGTCGTACGACCTCCAGGTGCTCAACCAGACGATGGAAATCGACATGGAAGGCCTGTGGCCGAAGATCCTCGACACACAGATCCTCGCCAAGCTGGTGGACCCCCGGCCTTTCGAGGCCGGCGGGTTCGGCCACTCGCTCGAAGAGCTGATCGCTGCGTTCATCTCGAAAGAGCAGGCCAAGGATGTCAAGGGACTGATGACCAAGCTCGCCAAGGAACACGGCACGACCAAGGCGAAGATCTGGAAGGTCATCGACCTGTGGCACCCGGAGTACCTGACCTACGCCGGCATGGACACGATCTTCACCTCTCGGGTATGCCGCGAACTGGTGAAGCGAGTTCCTGACGTGAGCCGCGATCTGGTTCCGTACGAGCACAAGATCTCGGAGATCTGCAGCTACATCGACCGCAAGGGCTTCCTGCTCGACGTGGAGTACTCGCAGTCGCTGGCCGACAAGTGGCTGATGGAGCAGGAGGTCTGGGAGGCAGTCCTGCTGAACGACTACGGCATCGAGAAGGTCAACGCCTCCGAGGATGTCGCAGAGAGCTTCGAAGAGCTTGGGCACGTGTTCACCGAGTTCACCGACACCGGAAAGCGGAAGGTAGCCAAGGACTTCTACGAGAAGATGATCGCCGAGGGCGGCGAGCGAGGTCGACTCGCTGAGATCGCCCAGGAGGCAAAGAAGCTCGGGAAGTGGCGTAAGACCTGGGTGCAGACGTTCCTTGATGAGCGTGATGCCAACGACAGATGCCACACGTTCGTCAACCCGCTGCAGGCGCGAACGTCTCGCATGTCGATCACCGGTATCCCGGCGCAGACGCTGCCGGCTGGAGACTGGGCGGTTCGTCGGTGCTTTCTCGCAGACGAGGGTCACGTGGTGGCTTCGGTGGACTACCAGACGCAGGAGCTGCGTGTGCTCGCAGCCCTGTCAAAGGACCCCACGATGATCCAGGCGTTCAAGGACGGTGCGGATCTACACCAGATCACCGCAGACGCAGCAGGAGTGGCACGAAAGGTCGGAAAGCGGGCCAACTTCCTGACGGTGTACGGCGGCGGTGCGAAGACCTTGGCCGAGAAGGAGCAGATCGACTTCCCCACGGCCAAGCGAGTCCTCGATGCGTTCGCCAGGACGTACCCAGGTGTAGCACGGCTGAGCAAGAAGCTGGCAGCCGAGGCTGGGAAGAACGGGTACGTCATCAACCCTGTAGGTCGTCGCCTACCTGTCGACGGCTCTCGCACCTACTCAGCGCTGAACTACATGGTGCAGTCGACATCTCGGGACGTGACGTGCAGGGCACTTATTCGCCTCCACGAGGCCGGATTCACCCCGTACCTGCGTCTGCCTATCCACGACGAGGTCGTCGCTTCCATCCCCGCTGAGAAGTCAGCGTGGGGTGCTGCTGAGATCGGCCGGCTGATGGCCGAGGAGATGGGGCCGGTGATGATCGGCACCGACCCGGAGGTAGGAGGGCGAGCATGGGGCTCTCTCTACGTAAAAGAAGAAGACCGACAACACATCACGGATCCGTTCCTGATGGTCGCGCCTTGACACCCACCAAACAAGGAGAAACATGCCACAAGCGAAAGTAGTACTGCCGGCACCGAACGGGCTGACCGAGGACCTGATGGGTCTCGCGATCCACAAGCTGGGAGAACTGGGAACCATCGAGGGCGGTGAGATCGGTGTGTTCACCGCCGACCGACCTGAGCGTGTCCCACCGGACTGCCCGGAGAACATGGTGTTCCTGGAGTTCCGCGCTCAGATCATCCCGTACCTGGGACGCCGATGAAGTTCGGTGAGAAGTTCTCGACGACGGTGTTCTTCGCGAAGGAGTTTCTCAACAGCATAGGGATGCACAACGCGAAGATCTTGGCAGGAGAAGAGTTCTACCGCGCAGCAGAAAGGAGCCCTGAGGTCATAGTCCCGTTCCACCACACGCTCAAGCAGTCCCACGCACACAACCACATTCGTCCCCTGGTGGCCATCAAAACGGAGGCCATCGCACTTAGGGCGCAGCTCGCCATCGAGGGGCCCCGATGAGGTCATCGACGTGGACAGCGGTGTTCGCCGAGACCGACACCGAGGCAGAGCAACTGGCGAAGGATCTCGGGCTGACCGGTTACGTCGCCTACGGGGTTGGCGAGGATCCAGCTCGGTTCGAAGGAGCCCGTGCCAGCCGAACGTTCATCAAGTCGGGGACGCTGGTGCCCATCGACCTGATGGAGCTGATCATCGGCACCACCGCCAAGCTGTACGGCGGGAAGATCATCTGGGCCAGGGTGGACAACTGGTGACGACTGAGCACACGTCTCCTGACGTGGTGGTGACAGACCGGGCCGTCTTCTTCGACGGCTGGGAGCTGCCCTGGCACATCGCGAAGGACGGGATCTCGTTCAGCCCCGGTGGATACGACAGCATCAACACGCTGACGGTTGACTTCTTCGTCAACAGCGTGACGTTCGAGGGCGACCGGCCACCGAGCCGGATGGCTGCCTACATGGCCAGGTGGAGCCGGATCGAGGTCGACATCCGCCTCGCCTACTACGAGGCCAACGTGAGAATCAACCGAACCATGAAGGAGTACAGGCTGTGATCGACACAGACGAGCAGGACCACGATTTCTTCGACATCCTCTACCAGCAGTGGTCGAAGTCCACGATGGCTGAGTTCGGCTACTGGATGCCCGAGGAAGCCAGAGTCCCGTCGATCTGCGAGACCGACAACGGACATTGGGACTTCAACGTCTACGCGGTCAACCAGGAGACCAACGCCAAGGAGCTGGTGGCTACCGGGCTATCAGAGGACGACGCCGACTTCATCTGCGGCCTACACGGCGCTCTCCCGGATCTCATCCGCCGGCTGCATGAGGCTATCGATGACGCCACCCGCAAGGACGAGGAGAACGACCGGGCCCAGTGGATGCTCGCTGACGCTCTCCTGGAGAATAACGCTCTGCGTGAGCGGATCGTGGACCTTGAGAAGGCTCTGGGCGAGTGAGGCCGACCTGGGATGAGTACTTCCTCACCATCGCGAGGGCCGCAGCCACGCGGTCTGACTGTGAACGAAGCCAGGTCGGTGCAGTCGTCGTCAAGGACCGACGAGTTCGTGCGACGGGCTACAACGGTGCGCCTACTGGAATGGACGGTTGCTCGACCTGTCCTCGAAGACTCGCTGCGGGAGTTGTGCCTGGAGTTACTGGGTATGACGCCGGCCCAGGCCAATGCGTGGCTGTCCACGCTGAGGCCAACGCCTTGCTGTACTGCGACCGCGAAGACCTCATCGGAGCGACGCTCTACATCACCCGGGACCCGTGTCCGGGATGCCAGAAGCTGATCGACGCTGTCGGCATCGAGCGAGTAGTAACACCAGATTCGTCACTGTGACAAAACGCCCCGGAGGGGCTGGGCATTACGCCTGGCTCTTCCGGGGCCTTTTTTTGTGCCTTCTAACTACATAGGAAACCTATGTATTAGATCTCTTCGATCACCGTCTCAGAGGACATCAGTCCGTCGAACTGGATGCGGTTCTGTGGATCTCGGGCGTAGTCGTGCCCGTCGATCTGCGAAGCTGCCCTCAGCGCGTCCTCCCTGGAACTGAACAACAGCCTTGCGGTGACAACATACCTGGTCAAGTCTCCTCGATTCCTCTAGTGCTCGACTCCTCAAGGACTCGAATCCTCGAATCCTCTAGAGGTCGAAGGTTGGGTACTCAGGCTCTTTCGGGCGGGGGCCTGCCTTGATTCGCGGCACGACCAGCTCATCGATGATCGCGCTCACCGAGGTCTCTTCCTCGAACGCCAGACGCTTGAGGGCCACCACTGTGGTCCTCGGCAGGTAGATGCCCAGCGTGACCATCTCGGGCCCTCTCCGAAGAATCTCGTTTGCCTTCTTCGGCTTGATGCCCTTTGCCCTGGCCTCCTCGGCCTTCTTCTTCGCCTGCTCCAGCGGGCTCAGTTCAGACACCGACAACCACTCCCTCCAGTTCTCCCCACACGTCCCAGTACGCCTCTAGGTCGACTGGCATCGTCCCGAATGACTTCTTGATCGACTGCCTGTGGGTGACCATCGTGTTGAACACCGGCACTCCCCTGGTCTTGAACATCCCCCTGACGCGGTCCACCATCTTGGCTCTGAGATCCACCTGAGTCATCAGCACCAGCGACGGCACCTGTACTGTCAGGTTCAGTGTCGGGAACACACGCTCGACTTCGATGGGCGAAGCACCGCACGGGATGATCACCAGATCTGCGCCGGCAATCGCCTGCTGGATCAGATCAGACGTACCAGGTGGAGTGTCTACGAGCACCAGCTCCTTGTCGGGGAGCACCAGCCGGTCTGAGCCGTCGACAACCTCGAACGGCATGCCGATACCTCGCTCAGCGGCGGTCTTCACCCACTTCGATGCGGACTTCTGTGGGTCGGCGTCGACCACCACAGTCTCTACGCCGCTTCGTGCGGCAGCGGTCGCCAGGTACATCGCGGTCGTGGTCTTACCCACGCCGCCCTTCGTGTGCACTACCGAGATCGTTGTCATGGAAGGCAGACTACTCGACTCCTCGACTATTCGAGGGCTCGACACTCCGAGGACTAGAAAACTCGAGGACTCTAGTACTCGAGGACTTTTGACCTGGCAAGACGACACGCCGAGACCGGCGTGTTACCGGGGCAGGGGAGTTACTCGAGATAGAAAAGAGAAGACCCCCGGTCACAGCCTGGCAGGGCTACGGGGGTTCTCGGATAGGTGCTGCGTCTGATTATACAGCGGAGCACTGATTTGAGGTGCTCTGCGCCCGAAGCGTGTCGGGTGACGCGTCTTGCCAACGCGGTCGTCGCCGGTTAGATCGGCAGTAGCACTCATGTCCAAATGCCTGGACATGATCGATCACGGACCATTCACCCCGGCTTACCTAGAAGGACAGCCCGACCGGGGGACGCGTGGCAGCGTAGCGATGACCGTGAGCATCCCGGCCTGTGGGCACGAGTAATTCCCGTGCCTGTAGCCCTCCGCGATCCGGCTCCAAGCCGTCGGCTCCATACGAGAGGGCGCACCCTGACTACTGCGGTAGCGGGGTAGCCGCGCTCACCTCACCATCCATCTTCCACCGAGATAGCGTCACAGTGACGAAACTCAGTCACCCCGCAGGGCGGCGATACCACTCTCAAGCTCGCGGACGCGGCGGTCAGCCTGCTCTAACTGGTCAGTGAGGGAGCGGATCTCCCGCTTAACACGAGCCGCCTCGACCACGGCCTGGCGGTGCTCGATCTCCAGCTCGCGAATCAGATGCTCTCGCTCACGAGGGGACATCCGGTCGATGGGCTTCATCTGGCGAACGTACCCCTCGAAACGCAAAAAACCCCCCGCCGAAGCGGGGGGAATTCTGGTCAAACAACGGTGTAGCCGGCCTGGGCCAGGGCTTCATCGTGAAGGGTGCTGGGCAGGAGTGTGTAGAGCCTGTCCAGGCTGGTTGCATGTCCGTTCTCGTCGCACTCGACAATCACGGTGGGGGAGACGACGACAGCATGCTTGCCGACCGGGTTGACGAACCTGTTGATCAGATCAGACGCGTCGTCAACGATGACGGCGAAGTGCCGGCCATCGCTGATCTCGTAGTGCTGTGTCCCCGGAGGCCAGACGCCTCCGAGGTCCACTCGCTTCGCTGTGGGCATAGATGTTCCTTACTTGACCAAGATGACGACAAGGCCGGGAGGCGCAGTTCCTGCCTGGCCGGGGATCAGCGAGGCGCTGGTGAATGGACCAGAGACAGCACCGCCGCCACCAGAACCACCACCGGGGTAGCCTCCGTCACCTCCACGGCCACCTGTAGAACTCTGCAGACCCGAGGTGTTGATGCGGGATCCACCGCCACCACCGCCGGCACCGCCGAACTTCACCGGGGAAGCAACGTCGCCGTCGCCTCCGTCGCCGCCGCGACCACCCGTGCCGGGGGAGGCAGTAGACGTGCCGCCGATGCCGCCGACAGCGTTGCCGCTCTCACCGTTCTCGGCGGGGGTAACCGTTCTAGCGTTGGTGTTGGCGTCACCGCCCTTGCCGCCACGGCCTGGAGCCGAGGTCGTGCCGATGTAGCCGCGAAGATCAGAAATGCCGTTGACGTTCGGGATGGACTGCAGCAAGGTGCCGGTAGATGCGACGATGGAGCTGCGCTGTCCGTCTGTCCCAGGAGTTGTCGCTCCAGCGCCTACCGTGATCGCCAGTGTGTCCCCACCAGGAGTTAGGCCGGTCAGGTCCAGGTCTTGGGCGAGGTACCCGCCGCTGCTTCCACCGAATCCGCCGATTTGGTTTCCCTGACCGAATCCGCCCGTGTCTCCTCGGCCGGCACCGCCTATGACGATGCCTGTGGCGAAAGATGCTTCAGGTGGGATAACCCAGGCCGGGTCCGACGTGGTGAACGTGTAGATGGTGTATCCACCGGCTACCGCGTTCTTGATCGCCTCCATCGTCTGCTGTACCTCAGCAGCAGAGCCGGTACCTCCGCTGTTGCCGAACCATCCGTTCCAGATGCTCTTGAACCCATCGGACACGTCCTCAACGAGGTTCTCGAGCCCCTCGACCGCATCCTTCGATACCTGGCCGACGAGGTTGGCCGCGTCCAACTTGCCTGAGCTGTTCAGGTGCTGCGTCTTGCCGGTGAGCGCGTTCCACCAGTCCTTGACGGCCTGCACGGCGTCGTTGATCGGGGTGACTACCAGGCCACCGAGGATCTCGAGGATCTGCTTCAGCTCGGTCTTCACGACGTTGAAGGTGTTGGTTACCCACGCGTCGAAGTCCCCTGACAGCAGCCCGATGGGCAGGCTGGCCAGGTTGGCGATGATCGTCCCCACAGAAGTGGCGATGTCGATGAAGTCGTCATCGATGGTGCCGGGGATCATGTCCTTGAACGCCTTCAGCACGTCCAGAGGAAGTCGAGAGAGCTGCTTGGTGAGGACCTCTACCGCGTTCAGCGGATTGGCCAGGGGCACCTGGAAGAGCCCCTTGACCAGTTCCTCTGTGTAGTTCTGTCCGAACCCGAAGTCGCCGCCACCGATCTCGAATGCACCATCAGATCCGATGGCGTGCAGTGGATCAGTTGGATAGGTCACGCTGCTTCCTTTCTGCGGTCTCCTTCGATCCGCTCGATGCGCTCAGTACGCAGCTCCTCGCGAAGGCCCTTGATGTCCTCACGGACCTCTCGCATGTCGTCCCGCAGCTCTCGGAACCCGCGCGTGATCTCGTCGCGCATGTTCTCTTCGTGGGTGTTGGATACCTGGGTGTCGATCTTCTTGAGCTTGGACCAGAACGGAAGTGCTGCTGTCGCAACAGAACACGCTCCGAAGAACACCAGCACGATGACGTCTTTCCAGTCGTCGGGGTTGAACGGGGTGATCGCGTTCACTCGTTGAATTCCTCGGCCTCAGAAGGTCCGGGGGAGCCTTCCTTGATCCAGCCGTCTCGCACGTACTGCGCGATCATCGCTCGGTTCTCCTGCTCTGTCAGTTGACGAATGTCGGGGATACGCACCGGCTTTGGCTCAGGCGCGTCCTTCTCGGCCCAGCGGGCGGCTGGGTTCATGTCGTGGCGCTGGCCACGGAATGGCGGGTGAAGTCTGATCTCCTGGGCGGGAAGCCGGCTGACGTTGACGTTCCCGTCTTCATCAGCCAGCCCCCGGATCCAGTCCACGTGCCGAAAGCCGCACTTCCACAGGTGCTCAGACCAATCGGCCAGGAAGGCCGGGTGGGTGATCGCCCCTACTCCTGCAACCATCGGAAGGTTGCGGAGAGCCCACATGGCATGCTGCCGTGGGTCGTTCGGGTTGTGATCGTCCTGAGACGGGATAGCGGACATGGCGGTGCCTTTCGGTTAGAGGAGACCCGCCTGACCCATCGCTCCGTTGAAGCGACGAACCTCATCGAGGATGTGCAGTGCGGGGTTGTTCGGTTCGCGGTAGCCGATCTCGATCTCCAGCGGCTTGGGGCCGTCGGTCCCTTGGCTGAACTTGATCTTCTTGATCCGCTCCACGAACAACTGGTCCTCGACCGGGTAGCCGAGAACCGACGTGCCGACGCGATCTCCAATCCAGCAGTGCCCGTAGGGCTTCGGAGCGAAGATGTACGGTGCCGCGTCAGACACCTTCAGGGTGTGAGCCGTACGCGCACGGGTTTTGTGGATCTCTGCAGCGACCGCTGCGAACGCCGAGAGGGTGAACGCCTTCATGGCGCTGTCCACCATGTTCTCGTAGTAGTGGAAGTCGCCCAGACCGGTCTTCACATCCTCCAGGCCCGCGATGGGCAGGGAGATGGAAGCTGCACGGAGAGTGGGGATCTCCATGAACGCCCCGACCGTGTCCTTGTAGATCGGCTCCAGAATCGAGTTCAGCGTCCCGCCGAGGGGCGGCAGGTCGACCAGACCTCCGAGCGCCTGGTTGATCAGCGAGGTGAGGAAGTCTCCACCCACGTTGATGCCTGTGGCGATGGCCTCGTTGATGCCTGGAGCTGACATGCCTCCTGCCAGGAAGCTGGTGTCAGTGGCCTCGTAGTAGGAGAACTCCGACGACTTGATCCCGGTTAGCGGACCCTCTTCGAACACGACCCACGGAGCCGTTGGGCTGGTGCCCAGGAACAGCGGGTTGTAGTACTCGCCCGGGTACGTGTAGTCCCCGGTGAACACGTCGACGCCCTCCACCTGGCCGTCACTGCCGAGGACGGCAATCGCCCGGATGAATCCGGTCAGCCACGAACCGCCGAACGCGGTCTGAGATCCCCAGCCGCTGTTGTCCTCGATGTCCCAGACGACGCAGCCATCCCGGAGGGGGATGAGCTGCAGCAGGTCTTCGATGGGATCGAGCCCCCAGATGCCCTTCAGGTCATCGAACGGATGCGGATCGCGTTCCTTGATGTACCGGCGACACGTCAGCGTCAACTGGTGGTCGTCAAGGATCTGCTTGGCAACGTCGTAGAACTTCCCGAACCGGGAGAACACCATCGTGATCGGGCTGTTGTCCGCGAGGAACGGGAACGGCTTCACGATGTTGCGCCAGTTTGCTGGGTTGAACGACGGTCCCATCCACTCGTTGATGTCCGTTGGATCATCAGGCAGTGTCCACAAGCTCGTCTCCAGCCGAAGCAGGTTGACGAACAGCGTCACCAGCAAACACCATTTGGCTGGACCAAAAATGATCCAGATCTTGGGAAACTGCAGCTCAGGGCGCAAAAACGGATTGCACCAGACCCTTATATGCTTCGTCTGCTCGAAGTCGTGCAAAAACACTATCTCGAGGAACTGGTCCCCGGAGTCGGTCTTAACGACCCGGTAGTGGTCCATCATCCCGGACCATCGAGCTCCTTGCTTCTCGATGACGACGATGACGTTTCGCTTTGCTCGGCCACGATGGTTCATCACCCACTTGGCGAGGTAGTGGCTCAGCGAGAGCTGCAACGTGGCGGTGCCGGTCTCGTTCTCGATGAACTCCCACTCCAGCAGCCGCTCGCCGGCCACCAGGCCGCGAAGGCGGAAGTCGCCGTCCCGCAGCTCGACCTCGGCCGGCTTCAGCCGCGCCTGCTCGCGATCCCAGCGCCGCTTGTTGATCTTGTCCCAGAGAGCCTCTGCGTCACTCTCGGTGAACAGGCCGCTCATTCGAGGCCCCAGCAGCGCGACCACGGCCTCGGGAGCCGAAGGGTGATGATCTGTCCCGGAGGACATCCCGATGCGTCTATGACGAACTCACGCTCTTCGGTGTAGGGCGGAATCGAGTTGCGGAACCGCACACCGTTCATCCGCGCCCAGACGGGCGAGCCGCTGTCAGAAGAGATCTGCTCCTCGCGGCGGTCGGTGTTGATGATGCAGTTCTCGCCGTAGATCAGCCCCGGCGTCTTGACGCGCCGGTTCTCGAACTCGGGGTCCTCGAACGAGTAGTCCGGGATCACGAACTGAGTGAACGGAGCTGTCTCCCACGGGATCGGGGTGTTCGGGGGGAACGGCCAGGGGAAGTTCGGCACCTTCTCGGTGGAGCCGGGGACGGTCCACTTCGGGAAGATGTACTGGTCGGTGGGGTTGAGCCCCCCGTCTCCACGGTCGACCTTGATCAGCAGCGTCTCCTTGGGCAGCTGCTCCCACGGCCACACGCCGCCTTCCCACCAGTCAGGTTCAAACCTGGTGTCTTCCTTGGTCTTAGCCGAGAACACCCTGTCGTCCTCGTACCAGAACGGGTCGTACGCGACGCACGACATCACCGTCAGGTTGATGGAGTTGCCACGTGGGTCGGTCTTCATCTCGACCTTGGGGGACTCGAACAGTCGCACGTACAGGTAGCGCGTCCCGGAGTCCGGGGTGGTGACGAAGATCCTGGTGTCCCTGTTGAACGCCCAAGCCTTGCGCCAGAAGCTGTCTCGCGATAGCCAGCTGCGAGTGCCGATCTTCGCATCGTTGAGGATCTCAACGCCGAACACGATGTCGCGCTTGAGAACCCGATGTCCTAGATAGCGAGCACCGGGGTAGTTCCCCGGCTCTTCAATCACGACCTTGACGGGAGGGTCGTAGAAACAACCCTCCACGTCTGTGGCCAGGTAGATGCCCTGGTCACCGGTCGTCAAGTTGAAGCGCTCACCATTGACACCCTCGATTTCAACGATGGTGTCGGTGATCAATGTTTACCTCCTGGTGGGTGTCAAGTTCACTGCCTGCCAACAACCGACAGGGCCTGCTTCGACTCCTCGCGGTCCTTGATGGACAGCGCCTCATCGACAGAGCCGATCTGGAAGATGTACTTCGTGCCTTCGGTCAGGGCCCTCGACAGGAACCCGTCGCCGCCGATGCCGATGTCCGAAAGGAACGTCTTGCCAACGGACTTAGCGAAGTCGGCAGGTGCGGCCAGCAGATGGCCGGCCTGCTCTTCGAGCGAGGAGCCCTTCGCACCGGAGCTGGTCTCGTCGTTGTAGTCGCCTACAAGGTCGAGCATCTCCTTCTGCGTCTGGAGCTGTTCCTTCATCTCACGCAACTTCGCCGCCTCGGCCTTCAGACCCTCGTTGCCGGTGGTCTTCGCCTGCAGGTCAAGTGCTTTCGCCTGGCGCTCGTACCTCTTGATCTCGGTGCCCAGCACCTTCTCGAAGCGGTTCACGTCCTGCTTGGAGTAGCCGTGCAGGAGAGCAGTCGGATCTTCGGTGCCGGTGGCTACCGCCGCCGCGACCTGAGCCGCCAGATCCTTGGCCTGTTCGAGGACGGGCGCGAAGCCCTTGTCCAGACCGAGGGCGTAGCCCTGGCCGGTGTTGATACCGAACTCCTCGAACAGCTTTGAGGGGGAGTGGATTCCGAGGAAGCCCTTCACCGCTCCAGCCACACTCGATGCCAGCTCCTTGGCCTTGGCGACCGCAGAGCCGATCATGTCTCCGATGCCGTTGATCAAGCCCTGCACGATGTTTCGCCCTGCATCCAGCAGCCACGTGCCCGCGTCTGCGAAGAACGACCTGATCTTGTCGGGGAGTGTGGAGACGAACTGGACGGCCTGAGCCACTCCGTTCGCGACTGCCGAGACGATCGACTCCCACGCGTTCTGAACAGCAGAGACGACGGAGTTCCAGGCGTTCGATGCCGTCGAGCCGATGGAAGAGAAGACGTTGGCGATGTCCGTGCCCATCTGACTGAACGTGCTCGTGATGCGGTTGTACGCGTCCTCAGCGCCGGCCTTCATGTCGGCCCAGATGTCCCGCCAGCCGGCGTCTGGCGACGTAAACGGATTGCCAACGTCCTGGTTGAACCCATCAAAGCTGAACGACGGGAGAAAGTTGTTGAGCCCCGATCCGACCTTGGCAGACAGGTCAACGATCTGCGTCAGCAGGTTGACGATGTCCTGAAGACCGTTCTTGAAGTCCTCCAGCTTCTTCGGGTCCTTCATGAACTCAAGACCGGCCTCGGACAGCTTGCCTAGGCCGTCGACCAAGATCTTCAGCGTGTCTCCGAGCCCGGAGAAGGCCTTGTCGAGCGTGCCGTTGTCCTTGCTGGCCTTGTCGATGAAGTCGGAGAACGACTTTCCGGCTCCGTTGAACCAGTCGACAATCCCCGGGAACTTCTCGCTGAACTTGTTGGCCAGGTTGATCAGGCCGTCGGTGAACGATGCGATGCCGGGAGAGGCGTCCGTCAACGCCTGCCCGATGTTGCGGATGGTCTCATCGATCTTGGTGAGGTTCTCCGGGGCAGTGACCGTGTTCACGATGGCGTTTGCGATGTCCGCTAGGCCCTGAGTTACGGTCGGCAGCGAAGACTTCAGCGTCGGGAAGATGTCTCTGAGCTTCTGGAACACCGGAGTGAACTGGTCCTCGACGTTGGCAGACATCACTGCCTTGAGGTCCTCGAACGGATCCTTGAGGACCTCAGCGGCTTTCTTCAGGCCGTCTAGGCCGAGTGTCAGGGCCGCTATCGGGGTGGCAACCGCCGCGATCAGTCCCGGGATCGTCAACAGAGCTGACGTAAGCAGGCCGATCAACGGGGCTGCCAGAGACAGGATCCCGGCGAAGATCAGTCCATACCCTGCAGGGTTGATCCCAGATCCGAACGACGGGCCGTCTATGCTCGACAGCTTCTCTGTGAGTCGACTGAAGAACCCCCGGTCGACATCAGGTTCGACCTTGACCTTGGTACGCATGCCCTTGGTCCTGGTCTCAACCTCCTTACGGAAGTTGTCCAGGTCAGCCTTGACGCCGATGGTGGCCTTCGTCGTCCGCTCGATCTCTGCTATATCCCTCTTCAGCTCCTTGCGGAACTGATCGGTGTCAGCAGCAACATCGACGGTCACCTTCATAGCCCGCTCGATCTCTTCGAGGTCACTCTTCAGATCCCTGCGGAACTGGCGGGTGTCAGGGCTGACCTTGACCGAGATGCGGGCTACTTCTACGCCGGCACTGTTAGGCACTCTCGCGCTCCTTTCGTTCTCGCGCAGCCTTTTTCGCTGCGACAACCATCGCTGCGAACGAACCCGGCTTGGGAGCCGACTTCTTGTCTGTGTCCTCAGGACGCGGATATGGCTTGGGTGCCTGGGGCTTTGGCTTGTTTGGGTCTCGATTGGCAAGCATCAGAATGTGATTGCCTGCCTGGATGGCGTCGTAGATGTCAGCCAACCCGTACCGGTCTTCGTCCCAGCCCCGGTACTGCTGCCCCCCGCGACGTTCTGCATAGAACGCACCGTCTTTCGGCAAGCAGAGCACCAGAGCCAAGACGAACCGTGGCGAGATCGGATCCTCTTCGCTGAACAAGTCCCTGAGGTCTACCCTGTAGTACTGGAGCAGGTCTGCGAGGATCGCCCCGCCGAACTTGTCGATCAAGCCGGCGAGGACGCGGCTTCCCCCAGTTGCGTCTCCCGCATCCACGTCCGCAGCACCGCCGCGTACAGCTCGGCTCGGATCTGCGGATCAGTCTCTTCGTCCAGGGCGGCGATCAGCTTCTTCGGGTGGGTGGCGATCAGCCGGAACACCTTGGCGATCACCTCGCAGGCGAGATCAGAGGCCTCTTCGGCCATCTCTTCTGCGTCGTCGTCGTCCTCGTCGATCTCGGGTAGATCTTCCATCTCATTGACGGCATCGATCACCTTCTCGCGGGTCTTCTGGCCCAGCTTGAGCAGCGGCTTCAGCTCGACAACCAGGTCATCGGAGATCCCGATCAGGACCGGGGCGTACTTCTTCTTGGTCTCGGCGCGGAGCGCATCAAGGGTGAAAACGTTTGTCATGGCGAACCTTTCGTGTGTTGGCGGGCAAAGAATGGCGGGAGGAGGGGGGAGGCAGGCCCGCCAAGGAAACCTCCCCCTCCGGGGGTGACACCCTGGTGGGTGTCAAGTTTGGATCAGCCCTCGCCGCCTTCGGCGACGTTGAACAGGTCCTCGTTGATCCACTTGAACGGGATGTCACCGACATCCGGGTCCAGGTAGGTGAACCGAACAGGAAGGGCTGCCAGGTCGTCAATCGGCATGTCGATGGCCGCGTCTCGCTTGACGCTGGACTTCTCGACGTAGTGGCCGAGGCGCATGTCGCCGTCCACGATGACCACCAGGACCGCCTTCTCGTTGGTCTGGCCGGTCTTCACGCCGAACTCGCCGGGAACCGTGGAAGCGTTGGGGCCGTAGTACAGTCCCAGCGACTGCTCATCGAACTGGTGCAGGAGGATCGTCAGATAGTCGATGGGATCCTCCGTGGTGATCTCACGGAGCTTCTTCTTCTGCCAAGAGCCCTTGACCTCGGAGTCGTCTCCGTCGAAGCCGAACTCAGGCAACGTGCCACGGCTGGTGTGGCCTACGCTGGTCCAGGTGCCGTCGGTGATGTTCCAGGAAGCAGGGTCTTCGAGGTCGATGGTCTTGAGTTCGGCAGCGGTCGGGTGCTTCGTGCCGGGTTCAGCGACGAACGCGTACCCGACGGCAGCGGTCAAAACTGCATCGTCATTTTCAGCCATGTGTGTTCACTTTCTCAGGTGGTGGGTTGTTCCTCGGTCTGCGGACGCCAAGTCGCATCAGCCCCTGGATCCGCCAGGAGTCCTGGTAGAGGGAGCTGAACTGGGTAGCGCCGAACGTCTCGAAGATCGAGGTCAGGTAGCCTTCGGGCGTTTGGGTGCCGTTCCTTACGGCGTCATAGAGAACGTCCAGAGCTGTCTCGTACAGCTCCTCGCACTCGATCAGACCTTCGGTGGAATAAGCGGTCAGCTCGATCACCGGAAGTGAGTGCAGCGCAGGAGCATTCGGATTTCTGATGCCGCCGACACGTCGGACGTTGAGCATCGGGAAATCTCGGAAGTCCACGTCAGGAACCCACGTCACGACCGTGACGCCGTCCAGACGGGGATCTCCCCGGAGGATCGGAGCGACCACGCTCTGAATACGTGGGAGATAGATCAAGAGACGGTGCCTCCAATCGCGGCCTTGGTGAGGATGTACTGTGCCGGCGTCGGCTTCTTCTGCCTTCCGGCGAAGCGACCAGAAGGGCCGAACGCACCAGACGGTTGGTGTCCGAACTCCAGCGCTAACGCGTTGGGCGCGTTGAGGATCGTGTGCATGTCGACCTCGCCGTCCTGCTCGGTGATCGTGGCCGGGAAGTAGTCCTCGTCGGTGATGCGGCTCGTCTTGTTGGCAGCCTCCAAGTTCCGCTTGGCTCGGCGTGTGACGCCGTCGCGGACCTCCTTGACCTTGGCCCTGGCGTCCTTGTGCTTCGCAGCGGTCTTGTTGGCCTTGGCGTAGACCCTCGCCATCAGAACCTCTTGATGGTGTAGTCGACCCGAGACAGCGCGGGGGACGAGTCGTAGATGGTCGCGTCACCGAAGAGCGCCCATCGCTGTCCACGCCACTCGATCTCGGACTGGGCTCCGAGGATCCCGTTGTCCTTGGTGAACGAGCGCGGGAACCGCATCCGGTAGACCTTCTCGGACTCGTAGCCCTCGTTGTCCTGCTCGGCACGTCGCGCCGACGTACCGGACTGGTTGGCCACCTGGAACCTGGCGATCGCCGGGATTCCGGTGCTCGACGGCTGGGTCTTCTTGTTCCCGTCCTTGTCGATCACCATCTCTTCTGGGTAGACGATGCAAGGCTGGTAGCGCGCGCCTGTGTCTAGGAGACTCATCAGAGCACCGCGTTCCTGACCGGCTTCTTCTTCACGTTTCCCCACTCGATGCGCCAGTCGTGGACGCAGTTGCAGATCGGAGGATCGGCGTCGTGAACACAGAAGTTCGGATCCACCAGGTCTGGCGTGACCGCCGTCCTGAAGCCAGGCGGGTAGTTGATCGGGGCCCGGAAAGCATCGCTCGCGCTCATGTCGGCAACACGATGTTCGGGACGATGACCGCCATGCGCTTCAGGGAGTTGACGCCAAGGATCTCCCACTCGTCATCGAGGATGGTCAGCTTGCCCTGTGACAGGTCAGCCTGGAGCTGGTAGGAGTAGACACCGTCGGTCTCCGACAGGTAGCCCTCCGGGTTACGTACAAGGCGCAGAACGGCATCGGACTCGATGTCGATCAGATCTGCTTGGAACGTCGCGCTCGCGTCGACCTTCAGGTCAAGGTTGGGGATGCGACGGCGGATCATGCGCTCGACCTGTTCCAGCCGGCGGTCGATCAGCGCCATCACTTCGGGTTCGGGCTCCTTGGCCCACAACGTCACAACGTCGTCAGCGGAAGCGTAGGCCACGGTTACTCCTCGTTAGTCGGCTCCTGAACGGGAGCTGGTTTGGTCTTGGGTGCGGACTTGGCCGGTGCCTTCTTCTTCTGCCAAGAGCCAGTCGGCTTCGGCTTGTCAACGGGCTCCCAGCCGCGTCCATCGATCAGGTCCTTGCCGTACTCGTCGGAGACGATGGCGATGCGACCGGTGATCTTGGATCGGATACGCATGAAGTCCTTTCGGGGGGACACCCGGAGAGGGCCGGGGTTAGCCGGCCCCCTCACGGTGGGTGTCAAGTTGCGATCAGGCAGCTTCCAGATCGGTCAGACGCACGAACGACTCGGCGTCGTTGCAGTGGAACGAGTACTCGGCCTCGACTCGGACTGCGACGAGGTTGTGCTGCCACAGCGAGACGAAGTTCGGAGCCTGCGGCGTACCGAGGTTCAGGGTTGCCTGATCGGTAACGTCGAAGGACAGACCGCCGACCTGGCCCCACAGGAGCTGACGGAAGTCGCCCTGGAAGCCCAGGATCTGGTGGGCGGCAACCTCGCCGGCCGCTGCGACCGGGCGAACGACATGGTCGCTCAGGATGGTCGGGCGAGCCACGATGCGACCCGAACGGAACGGGCTCGCGGCCTCGCCGTAGGTCGACTCGATGAACAGCGGACGACCGTTCTTGTCCTTCGCACCGTTCAGGATGGGCTCAGCGACATCGTCCAGAAGGGTGTTGGTCCACTTCTTGCCGTTGTTGACCAGCAGACGCAGACCATCGACCGCCAGGGCGTCGTACACCGTGGTGTCGGTGTCGCCAGCGATGGACAGTTCCTTCGTGGTCTGGTTGATGAAGGTCGGGAACGGGCTGCCGTCGCCGTAGATCGCCGCAGCGTCGAACGCCATCGCGAACGCGGTGCCCACCTTGGTACGCATGGTGCCGAGGTAGTTGGCGGGGTTCGCACGGACGGTTTCAGCCGAGGCCACGAAGATCGTAGCGATCTTGTGCGGGGCGATGTTCTGCGAGGTCATGTCGCCCTTGGTGATGGGCTTCATGTCACCCTCACCGATCCACTGGGCGGTCACGTCGCCGGTCCAGTGCGGGATCTTCTGACCCGTGGTGCCCATCGCGATCTTCTGCGCGAACTGCTGGACGATGGAGGTCTTCTCCGCTTCAGCGAAGTAGTCCTGTGCCTGCTCGGGCTCGAGGTAGCCCTCGAACATCGAGTCGCCGGTCTGGGCGATCTGGGCGTGGTTAACCGGGAAGGCGGTGCCTGCGGCCATGTGTTATCTCTCCTTGAGATGTGTTGGGTGGGTTACTTCTTGATTCCGACGGCGGACTTGATCGCCTCGAGAATCGGGTCTCCGTTGAGGGGAAGAGGCGGCTTGCCACCCCGTCCCTGAGACGGGTCGAATGCAGGGGACGGGGTACGGCTGTCGAAGCCTCCGACCAGCTCCAGACGCGACTGCACGCTCGCGGCGATGCTGTCCCTGTCGGTGCCGTCGAGGATCTCGATGAAGGCCCGGACCTTGTCGTTGGGGACCTTGGCGTCGAGGGAGAGATAGACCTTCTCCAGCTCGATCCACGCAGCGCCCAACTGGTTCTGCAATTCGGTGTACGCGGTGTCTCGTTCTGCAAGCTCCTGCTGGTGCTTGAGATTCAGCTCGTTGACAGCCGCATCAACTGCGTCCTTCTTCGCCACGCGAGCGGCAGCAGCCTCGTCACGAAGCGACTTGACGTACGCTTCATCGAAGACCTTGCCCTGAGGCTCCAGAGGCTTGTCGACCGCCGGGGTCGGGTTGCCTTCGGGAGTGGTGCCGTCAGTGCTAACGGGGGTGTCGGACATGTGTTTTCGCCTCCTGGGCTGGTTGTGAACCCACCTGGGGTTCGGGACTTACGCAGCGGATGCGTAAGAGGGAACAGTGATTTCGCCTCGTTCGAGGCGTCGACGGAGAGCGTTGAGCGTCTCCCGGTTGGTGTTCTTGGAGCGGGCCTTGCCTGACTCGATGAGCTGAGTCGCTTCCTTACCGGCTTCGATCCAAAGTTGCTGCGCTCGAATCGCAGCGTCTCTTCCTACCCAGTTCTGCACGTCAAAGACCGGAACCACCAGGCAGTCGCACCCTGCGTGCCATTGCTCGATGTGGTCCTTGGTCTCCTCGCGGAACTTCTCGAGGTCCATGCCGGCCTCATGCCAGAGGTCGATCACGGTCTCGTCATCGAGGTTGAGACCGCCGGCCTCTGCGGAGCTGTAGGCGAAGTTGCCCTTGTGATTCAGCTCAGCGCCTCGACTGATGAGCATCAGGCACCACTCGCATGTTTCGCGACCGGTGGCGACCCTCGCCCAACCCTGGACGATCCGCGTCTCAGGGTCGTTCTTGACAGCGCCGATGATCTGTCGGCGACCGCCCATCTCCACTTCGCGTACCGCTGTCAGGGCCAGTTTCGCCGGTGCATGTGGAGGAGAGTCGGCCTGCGACAGCTCCTTTCGTGCCGGCTCCATGTTCCTGACGAACCACTCCCACTTCAGCTCGCTCTGGAACCTCTCGTTCCGGGGCAGCTCTGGGTGGTGTAGTGAGCGTTGGGAGTCGTAGAAGAGACGGCCCAGTGCGGCACTCTCGGAGTACCGCTTCTGGACCTCTGGGAAGACGAGTTGCAGAAGCTTCAGCCATTCACCGACAGACAGTGCTGGACCGGTGAACATCGAAGCGATGCGCTGGACGTTGCTGGCTAGCCCAGCAGTGATCGCGGCCTGTGCTGCCGCGTACTCCTCGGGGGTCAGGTTGCCTCACCACTCTCTGTGGCCGGCGTATCCGGCTTCGGGGGTGCCGAGGGGCTCGGAGAGCCAGGAACCGTGGGGTCGGTGTCCACCAGCGTGCCGATCAGTCCGAGGCCCATAGCGGCCTCTTCCTCGTCCCAGCGCCGCATCTCTTCGCGCTCTCGGATGGAGTAGCCCATGTCGATGCGGGCACGTTCACGGGGGATGACGCCAGCGCCGTTTCCGTAGAGCTTCACAGCCGCGTCGGCCTTCGCCGCGTACGTCGGAGTCGACGGGTCGCGCCAGATCGTCTCCATGCGATGCATCTCGGGGGTGATGTCCCCGCCCTTCATGATCCGGTAGGCGATGCGGAACGCCTCTTCCCATGCGCCACCGAAGATCAGGTTCTTGCGCTCGACCTTCTTGATCAGACGGCTCTCTGCGGCCCTGATCGCCTCAGCAGAGGCCGGGTTGTCAGCGGAGGTGCTCAGGTACTGGGGAGGCAGTCCCGTGTACGCAGCGACCTGCTTGGCGATCTGATCGAGTGCGTTGGTGAAGTTGGCAAGCTCGGCTGCCGAGAACTGCTGGATCTTGCCCTCGGGATCCTCGAACGCCAGGATGCGAGCGAGGTAGGCGTCGAACAGCGTCTGGCCGGTCTCGGCGTCGACACCGATCTCTTCGGGCTTGATGCCGAAGATGAGTCGCTGAGGAACACCCATCAGCTCTGCAGTCGCCTGCATCAACATCAGGATGCGAGCCGCCGCGTCGGTCATCGACCGAAGCTCGGGGGTGATCTCAGATGTGCCGTACAGATCCGAGAGCATCGTGCGGTTCGGGAGCGGAACGACCGGGACGACACCCAGGCCGTGGCTGATCGTGAACCAGTCCTGCCATTCGCCCTCAGCGTCCTTGAACCAGCCGAACGTGTCGGTCGGGGTGTAGAGGGTGGCCGACTGAATGTCGTTGCCGTCCTTGTCGTACGCAGCCCTGATGGCCTTCGCGACCCTGCCGACCCGGGGATCGATCTCCGCGTACATCCGCGTGGGCGGTTCGACTCTGATGATCGGTACGTTCGGATCCCAGCCCAGGTCGATCTGAGGGTCTGGCTTGCTGATCGTGATGTACGACCTGCCGTGAACGTAGGCGTCGGTGTAGCCCAGCGGGGCCTCGATGTCGAGGTTGTTGGCCTGCCACCACTGCCATAGCTCTTCGTCGGCCTCGTCGGCATCGCCGAGTCGGAATCCCTCAGCCTGTTGACGTTCCGCGATGGAGTCGACGTAGAGCCGGGGATACCCGACGTGAGCCAGCAGGCTCTGCATCTGCACCGGAACCGTCACGCCGATGGCCTCAGGCCGGCGCTCTGCTTCGTAGTAGCTGGTGTTGGCGTCGAGATCCTTGATCGAGTTCTCGAAGTCATCGAGCATCTGATCTCGGGCTGCTAGAGGATCAGCGACCTCCTCCATACCTGGCAGCGGAGATGTCATCGAATCGCCACCATCCGGCCACTGCGGGCCTTCTTGCTCATGAGATAGTCCTGTCTCGCCCCGAACGCGAGGACAGCGCAGACCGCAGCGTCAATCTTCTTGCTGGAGTCCTTGGTGACCTTGCGGATCGCGACGGCGTCGTAGGTAGTCGGATGTCGTTTTGCGTTCAGGACGTGCTGTCGCAGAACGGGATTGCCGTCATGGCAGACCTCCCGCTCGATGACCGCGTCTTCGAGACGCTCGCAGTCGAACGCGAATCGCTTTTGCTGACCGCGCATGTCGAACGCCACCGGGTTGTTCGGAGAGGCGTTGACCTTGAGCTTCTTCTTATACTGGCGACCCCACTGGTCGACGTACGCCTCGAACTCCTTCACGTCGGCGCGGAACGCGACCACGTCGTATCGGGCGAACGCGGAGTGGACAGCAGCGTCCACGTCCTCGCGGGGGACCTGCCCGCCGTGCTTCTGGGGGTCCCAGACGTTGAGGACGAAGAGCATCCCGTCGTCCACGCGGCACGCGACGAGCGCAGTCCAGTCGTTGGACTTCGAACCGTCGAACCCGAGGGTGATCTTCTGTTTGGGTTGCAGCTTGAACACCGGATCGACCAGAGCGAGGCGGTCCCATTCCTGCGGTGACAGCCACGAATCCTCGGCGGCGTTGACCTGGTTGAGGAACTTGCGCCGGGATTCGGTGATCGGGTTCTTGGTCGACAGGATCGACTTGATGATGTCGTCAATCGGCAGCCAGGTGCTGTCGCCACGGGCGATCAGCAGACCCTCACGCAGCTTCTCCAGGCCCTTCTCGAACCCGATGGGATCTTCCTTCTGGGAGGGGATCTCGGAGATCGGAGTATCGGCTGGCGCTTCGAGAGCGTCGTACATCATGCCGGCGTCGATGGACTTCCCGGACATCACGTCCTGCCACTCGACGTACGCCTTCTCGGCTACCGTCTCGGTGCCGGGGATGTGGGCGTTGCAGATGGAGAGTGTGCGGGAGCCCTCGACCTTGGTCATGTTGCCTTCGATGACCTCTGCCATCGAGTGGCCCTCGTTGACCTTGCCGTCCGGGCCCTGCCCCCACCACTGAGTTTCGTTCTGCACCACGAAGGTCGGGCGGTTGCCCTCCATCGAAGCGGGGGAGGAGGTCGCGGCCTCGATGCGGCCGCCGGCTGCGGAGTAGATGATGAAGCGGTTCACGTCCAGGCCGTATTCGGCCTTCAGCTTCTTGCTGATCATCGCCGGGAACAGCGAGAACGTGTTCTTCGTCTGGTCCTGGCTGACCGCCGCGACGGTGATCCACGCTGCGGCTCGTGGCTTGCCGACGGGCTGGCCGTCAGCGTCGAAGTGGGAGAACGCCACCGGGCCGCACAGCTCTGCCAGACAGAGCGCGGCGGTGAACGGATCCTTGCCCCAGCCCTTGAGCCGGCGGATCACGCCTTCGCGATAGATGTATTGGCCTTTGTCGTCCACCGCGTACCACCAGAGGACCAGCCGTACCTGTTCGCTGGTGGGGATGAACATGTTCTCGTTCTCGAGAAGCCCTGCCTCGGACAGACTGATCAGGATCTTGAGTCGATCCGGGTTGTCATGTCCGCCAGGGGTGTTGACGTATTCGGACAGCCATTTCAGGACGCCCCATCCGAGAGTCTTCTCGGGCAGATACCATTCGCCGTCTGTGGTCTTCTGCCACGTCGGGCCGATGATGTGCGGAGGTGACGGGGCCAGCTCCGGGTGGTGATTATCGAGGCTCACCCCGCCTCCTTCCTAGGTGTGTGTCAAGGTGGAGACCTAGCGGTTCCACGGCTGTGTGTTGGGGTCGTAGAGCTGGCTGTATGCCTGCTGCGGTACGACGCTGTTGATGACCTGCTGGGCCAGCGGCCCGAGAGCAGGGACCGCTCCGGTCACTGCCGACTCAATCGCCTGCCTGACCTGCTCGACCTCTTCCTGAGCGGCCTGGTGGGCCGCGAGGACCTGCTCCACGCCCTTCACGACCGACTCCACCGGAGAACCGGTGAGCGTGCCGTCCTTGCGCTGCTTGCTGACCGTGACAGCGGCTGTGGCCGGTGCACCGGCCCCCAGGATGTTGAGGGCTCCAGATACGATCAGGCCGATGTTGTCAGCGGCCCCGGCGTCGATGCCGCCCCAGAGCAGGGCGATGCCCAGGACGCCAGGAACGATGGTGCCGACGTAGTAAAGCGTCTGCCGGACTTGGGGATTCATCAGTTGCCTTTCAGATATTCGGCAAGGACCCCGGCTTCCTCAAGTTCCTTCAGAACTTGGGATGCCTGCTTGACAGGTCCGGGAGCGTTCCCATACTTGCCCTTGCCAGCGGCGGTGCGTGCGACACGGAAGATCGCATCTCGATCACCTTGCCGTGCTTGCTTTTCGACGTACGGCTCGTGCGGACCGTGGGCGTCGAGAGACTGGATCATGACGTGAACCGGGATCTTCGGTTCACCGGGGTTGGCGTAAATCGAGAACGACTCGACTTCCAGCGCCATCAATTCCTCCCAAGGGTCGATGGTGGTTTGGGTGGGCACCAGGCCGGCGAGTAGCTGCTTCGCGTCCTCTCGGCCGGGAAGTCCTGCGCCCCAATCAGATCCGCTAGGGTTGCGGGTGATGATGCGTGCAGCGACGATTCCCTGCTGCTGTGGAGTAGCGAACCTCGCGCTCGGCGCGAACTCGGTGCCGTTATGTGCTTTCCACGTCTTAGGGGTGATCTGGAACAGACCTTCTGCCTCGTTGCCGCCCGAGTTCACGTCGTGGATCTGCTGGATGATCGTCGGGTTGCCGCCCGACTCCCTCGTGATCAGGTGTGCCCAGGCAGCGCTGGGCGAGGTCCACCGACCGTTCGATAGCTGAGTCAGCGGAACCGTCAGCTCTGCCGGAACCGAACTGTCCCCACGTCGATACGTGGAGTAGCCATCCGGGCGGATGAACTTGTCGATGAACTCCTGCACTATCGCCGGGTTGTTGACCGTGTCGTAGCCCATCTGGAAGTGCATGCTGTCCTTGGGCGAGTACCAGTCGTTGCCCCACCAGACGAGCTGGATGCCCCGGTAGGTGTAGTACCGCAGCAGCTCCCGCACAGCGGGCTCCTGCTCACCGGAGATCAGGACGCTGCCGTGCCAGCCGGCCAGGGCGTTGCCCATCGGATGGTCCGACCAGTTGTAGTCAAACGCGGTCGCGCCCTTGTGGTTTGACGTGTAGACGCTGTTGTCTTCGGTCCACGAACCCTCATCGGTCGCCCCTCTGGCGTTCATCAGGGGCTCAACGAACTCGTTCAGATCCCGCAGGAATGCCTGCAGGATGATGAAGGGGTGTCCTTTGCGGAACGGGAGCCTAAGCGGAGTGCCAGGTACCGTGGCGTAGTCACAGTCCGACAGGTCGCACTCAGGCCAGCCGTTCTCCATCGGCGCTCCGAGGGCCATCAGATCCCCAGGAGCTTGGCCAGCGTCTCGAGAATCAGGTTGTCGATCTTGCCGGGGATGTGATTCGACACCTCGGTGAGAACCTCGGGATGCCGGCGGAGGTAGTTGGTGGCGTACTTGATGGCCAGGGCCAGCAGTTTGCCTTTGATGAACGTCATGGGTTTCCTTCCGTGGTGTGTGTCAAGTTGCTCCCCATCAAGGACTCGAACCTCGATTGCCGGGTCCAGAGCCCGGTGTCTTACCGATTAGACGAACAGGGAATGGCGGGGGCTCCCCTCTGAGCTAGGGGACCGCCCGCATTGCACACTCCGCAGGAGTCGAACCTGCAACCAACGGCTTTGGAGACCGCCGCTCTACCAGTTGAGCTAGGAGTGCATGAAAGACCCAGTCCTTCAAGAGAACTGGGTGGGTGCTGGTGTGGAAGGACTCGAACCTTCAACCGTCCGGTTAACAGCCGGGTGCTCTGCCAGTTGAGCTACACACCAATGGACCCGTTCAGTCGGTGGGTCATACCGAGCCCCGAGGGGCTATTGCACATAGATGAAAGCGGCTCCGTCGCCGCCCTTTCCGCCTGCGAAACCGCCTAGGCCGAACCTGGCCTGGCCTCCGTTGCCTCCAGCGCCGGGAGGGGTGCCGGCGGATCCGTATCCGCCGACTGGAACACCGCCGACGTAGGTCTGACCGTTGTATGTCGTGTTGCCTGGCGCTCGGCCTCGGTTCAAGCCTCCGCTGCCGCTGTAGTTGGCGTTGCTTCCTCCAGTACCGCCAGGGGCTGTCAGAGCCACTGTGGTACAGGCAGTGGTACCTCCGGTGCCTCCTGCGGTAGGACCGAAGCCGCCAGATCCGCCGTTTCCGCCAGTGCCTACGATCCCTGCTAGCGAGAGGGTGTCCCAAGTAACATCATCCCCTCGGGTGATCGTCTTCGTGGCCCAGACCCCGGCGTTGCCGCCTCCACCACCGCCTCCTCCAGCGCCGATCAGAACTAGATCGGCAACCCGCCACCAATCAGGCAGGTTGCTGGTGAATGTTCCTGCTGTGGTGATCGAGATCCTGAACGGTGCGCTATCGGGCCAGACCCGAACGAACTTGGTACCGTCCCAGATGTAGGCGAACTTGGGGGACTGCAGTGATGTGCTGAACTTGAATGTCGGTGAGACGAAGGCTGATCCGTTCCAGTACCGAAGACTGGGCGTCACTGGGTCACCACGTAGAGCTTGCCTGAGACCCCCGTTCCGGGGAGCGATGTCACGAATAGGACGTTCTGGTCACCAGCCGGCCCTTGCGACCCGGTATCACCCTTTGGCCCTTGTTCGCCTTGTGGCCCTGTCTCGCCTTGAATGCCTTGTGGCCCTTGATCTCCGGTGTCACCCTTCGGGCCTTGAATACCCTGAATGCCTTGGACACCCTGAGGTCCCTGAACACCTTGCGGGCCCTGAGGCCCGACGAACGGAACACCTGCGCCGTCCTCGGGGAAGGACGTGCCGTCGAAGAAGTACAGCAGGCCGTCAGCAGCGACGACGTAGGCGTCCCCGTCTGAGGGGCTGTCCGGGAGATCTGCGTAGGTGGAGACAGTTCCCTGGATGTCGAGGTTCAGGCCGGCTTCGCCCTGAGGGCCTTGCTCGCCTTGGACACCTTGCTCACCCTGTGGGCCCTGTATACCTTGGGCACCTTGCTCGCCTTTGGCACCCTGTGGACCCTGAGGACCGGTATCACCCTTCTCACCCTTCGGGCCTCGTGCTCCTGGCACCGAGACGATCTTGGTGATCGGCAGTGTCCAGTGCCCGATGAGAGAGCCGTTCGGGGATCCGACGTAGGACAGTGCCGGCTTGCCGTCAGGTGGGAATCCTCGTAGCTTCATCAGCCCACCTTCGATACCCAGCCCAGCGCGACGGGATCGCCGCCAGCGGACTCGCCTTCGGCCAGGAATACCAACTGCCACTTCGTCCGGTTGCCGATCAGATCACTCTCCTCGGACTCGACCTTGATCGTCGCCATAGAACCCTCGATGTCGAAGTCCCAGACGGTCACGTCGCTCTTGCCTGGCTCCTCGACAGTGACGTAGATGTTCTTGTCGTTGCCGGTCAGGAGAGTGCCGTCAGCCGTGGAAGGCACGATGGTCTTCTCGGCCAGTTCGCCTATGAACTCGATGTCGTACGTGCGGTTCCAGTAGAAGTCGATGCCGACTGTGTTCACTGCGCCGACGAGCGCGGAGATGCCGTTGAAGAAGCTCTTGATCGCGGTGGAGGTTACGTCGACCGCGAAGGTTACGACGCCGACCTCATCGAACGAGCGACGCGAGGTGACGCGGATCGTGAAGTTCAGGTTGTCGGTGACCGTCATCTCGACATCCACGCCTAGGAGCTGTTCGAACGTGTTGAAGAAGTCGTTGGTCGCCTTGTTGATCGTGTTGACCAGTTGCTCGGTCAGAGGCTTGCTGCTGTTGAGGTTGAAGTGCAGTGTCCACGCCGGAAACAGCGACACAGGATGCACCAGCGCGTTGCCCTCTCCGACTGCTGCATCGACTGCGTCTTGCAGATCGCCGGCGAGACCCTGTGGGTTCTCCGACACGTCGGAGAAGTCAATCGCTGGTGTGTCAGATCCGTTGAGGTTCAACGTGTATGTGCCGCCCGTCGCCCCCGTGAGATGGACTCGGTGAACCGCGTTGTGCTCACCTCCGGTCTGCAGCTCGAAGAAAAGCCGCCCTGCCGGGTAGTCGGTGGGCTGCCCGTTGAGGTCGAGGTTCTCGAAGTTCCACTTGAAGTCGCGCCCACGCCAGAGGACGATGTCGTCGGCGTCAACGCGAATGCCGATGTCGGCCATGTGATTCCTTTCGTGGGTTGATGTCGACCCCGGAGGGAGGAGCGCTGGAGCGGCAGCGCTCTAGAAACCCCCTCCGGGGGACCATCAGCCTCCGCTCGCCTGAGCGAGTCGCTGCTTGAGCACGTCGGTTACGTCAACGACCTTGCCTCCGGTGTCGGGGCCGGTGGACTTCCGCTCGACTTCGAGTCGAACGCGCCGTCGGTCACCTTCGGTAAGCAGCAGTGCGGAGAGCATCTGGTTGATTGCGGTGAGCTTCATCGCGCCAACGGGCTTACCGTTGTGCTGTGCGGCGATTAGCTCCTGGTTGAGCATGTAGAGGGTCATGCGGGCGAACTGCCAGTCGGTGGGCTCGTAGTACTGCACTGCTGCCGACTTCCTGATCGACTCGTACATCTCAGTGACGAGCTGATGCGTCTCGCCGAGGTGGCTGATGTCTCCCAGCTCTGGGATGGGCACCGGGCCGATCACCTGGATCGTGTCGGTGTCGCCGCCTTCCGGCTTGTTGCGACGGACTCGCTCTTCGTCTCGCTTACCAATAGGGCCTCGGGTGCCCACTGTTGACCTCCTGGGTCTCGAGCAGGCTCCTGGCCTGCGGTTTTAGAGTTGCCCAGGGTGTCGTTGTGGTGGTCTTTTCCTCCGGGCCTTGAGTTCCCGCCGTCGGGCTACACCCTCGGCGGCTGACTTCCTGCCGTGACAGACACGGCAGATCGCTTGCAGATTTGACCGGCTGTGGTCGTTCCCACGCTTCTTGTGGTCCACGTCGGTCGCGGCCCGGACACATCCGGGACCGTTGACCTCACAGAGCCAGTTGGCAGCAGAAAGGACCGGGAGCCGATATTTCAGCTCCCAGTCCGGGGGAAGTTCATCTCGCCGGCGTGAGCCGGCCCATGTCACACGATCAGCTCAGACAGGGTCTTGCCCTGGCCGCGCATCGCAGCGGCCTCCCAGAACTTCACCGTATTCGGCTTCAGTTCGACTTGGTCCCCGAACGGGGTGTGGAGGATGCGACCGGTGATGGTGAGCCAGCGGTTGCCGCCGAGGATCAGCAGATCGTTCGGGTAGGGCGAAACATCGCCTGTAGGTGGGTCGACCGGTTCGATAGGTGGCTGCATCAGATCACTCCGTATTTCTTCCAGATCTCGATCATCGCATCGGCTGCTTCCTCGCTGTAAACCCAGCTTATGAGCCCCGAGCGCCCGTACTTGTTGTATACCGCGTACCCCTCGGCGAACAGCTCCTTGCGGCCAGATTCCTTGCTGGTCCCGCTCGGCCCGCCTTGGTAGTACGAGTTGATCTTCGGGTGGCCCCAGACGTGAGCATCGTGGATCTTGACCCAGTCAGGGTCTTCGCTGATCAGCTTCCCGTCACCGGTCCACTGGTAATCGATTGCGTGACCGAGTTCGTGGACGTAGACGTTGACCGAACCGCCGGGGTAGTGGACCGAGATGAACAGCTCGTTTCGGAAGCCGATGTAGAAGCTCAGCGAGCCGATCTCTCGACCGTCTGCGATCTGCGTGGTGGACTCCCAACCGGTTGCCTTAGCCAGCCCGTCCCAGCCTGGCGTCTCGTCGGCGCGGCTGCCAACCCAGACCCTCGTTCCGGTCTCCCGGAGCCGATCCTGTGCGTGCTGGGGAAGCTCATCCAGCATCTTCTGCTGCTTCGCCTTCTCGCTGGGAGTCAGGCCCTCGCCGAAGTGGATAACCATCGGCTCGTACTGCTCGACCGGCTTGGTCGTGTTCGAGGATCCGCCGCCTGCGCCGTTACCGCCGCCTCCAGAGCCGTTCTGCACGCCTCCGGTTCCGGTGGTGCCGGTGCCCTTACCGCCGCCTCCGCTGGAGCCTCCTGAGCCCCCGCCGCCGCCTAGCCCGCCGGCAGAGCCGCCGCCGGCTTTCTTGTTCTTGGCTCCGGTCCCTGGTCCGGGACCGCCGCCGCCGCCCCGTCCTCCCATGAGTCGGAAACCTGCTTTCTGCGTCTGTCCCAGAAGGTCGGGTACTCCCGAACCTCCGGGAGGTCGATGTCGTCGCAGTAGCGGAGCCGGCCATAGGCCAGGAGCAACTGCGGATTCTTGCGGATGATGAGTTCTTGGATCCCGGCGCGGAATAGCGCCTGATCTACCTTGCTCGAACGGATGCCCATCGAGCTGAGGGCGACGGTTGCGCCCTCGGGAATGCCGTCGAAGCAGAAGTCGTAAGTGTCTGGCGTGCTCCAGCACGCTGTGGGAATGACTTCGACCCCTTGCGACTGCCAATATGCCCCGCACCATCGGGCGCGATAGACATTCCAGATCTGTGCGGCCTTCGGCATATCCCGCCAAAGGCTGAAATCCGGTGTCAAACTCGCGCCGACCGCTTTCACGCGCTCGAATAGGCGCTCAGGACTCGACCAAACGGTCTCGAATCGGTAATCGTCAAGGAAGAAGTGCAATGCGCCGCCCGAAACGGCGGCATATTCGCGATGACGCGGCATATTCCATGCCGCTAGACTGGTGGGGATGAATTCAGTCGGTTGCAGATCGGGAATTTGATACGCGGATGACGATTCAAACGTCATTCGCAGATTCAGAACATCGAACTTCCCCGGTTGAGTGCTCCAGCCGGCACTCGTGCGAGTGCCATGCACGGTTGCGTCACCCCTTACTAAGCCGCGCTTCAGGCGCGGCGCTAAGAACCTGCGGTTGCAGGTTCAGATTTCATGATCGACCAGCCCTTGGAGGCTGGTCTTCTAGGAAGCGCCCCTCAAAGGGCGCTCTAGGAGCGCGCCTCCTTGAAGAGGCGCTTAGAGGAGCCGCCCGAAGCGGCTCTAGTGAGCCCCCCTGTAGTCCCCCCCAGGATGCTCTTTGGCATCCCCACTTAGTAGTACATGGGTATTCAAGGTTTTTCCCCACCTGCAGTTTTAGGCTCTGAGAGCCTCTCTGACGAGTTCCAGGGTCCAACCCCCCACGGGTTGGCCCATTCGTGGCTCAGAGGCCCGCACAGGGCCGGGAATAGGTGCTCAGGAGACGGCCCCTTCGTTCCTTCGACTTGTAAACCCGTACAGGATGGCTCGGGCGCA